ATATAAAGGCGCATCGTCAGCCACCGGATATTACGGCGCATCGTCAGCCACCGGAGATTACGGCGCATCGTCAGCCACCGGAGATTGCGGCGCATCGTCAGCCACCGGATATAAAGGCGCATCGTCAGCTGATCACAAAGATGCCGTGGCTGTCGCATGGGGTTATCGCGGTAGAGCTAAAGGCGTTTTGGGTTCTCACCTTGTATTGGCGGATTGGGAAGGCAATGACAGCCAGTATTGGAAACCAGAATATTGGGAACTCAAAGGCGCGAAAATGGTGCAGGTTGACGGTAAGGACATCAAACCTAATACATGGTACACGATGAAGAATGGCGAAATTGTGGAATGGAATGAAGAAGAATAGAAAGGAGAACTGCAATGATTATTACAGACTTTAATCAAATGTCAATTAGCGACTTAACGGTTATCAATAATGCAATCGGATTAAGTTTCGTAATTGAGGACGGAATGATTACCAAAGCAGTAAACGATAAGGCTTGCAACAATTAAGTCACAAGCCTTATCAAATCAAATAAGAAAGGGTCGGTAAAACCCATTTCTTATGTTATCACACAGAAAGGAGAATTGCAAGTCAAAATGAGAAGTCGAATAGAAAACATACTTAAGAAAATGGGAATACCGGAGGAAATGCCGGGTTTTAGGATATTGGCAAGTGAAATAGAAGAAGTCGTGTACTACAAAGGGGCGATAGGAATAAACGAGGTTGCTCAAAGAGTAGCAGGAATATCAGAGATAAAGACAGATACCCTTGCCAAACGCGTTAGAGATGCACTTAAATGCGTTGATGACGAGAGCGCAGCATTCAAACGGTATGTGGATTTTCACCCGATTACGAACGTGACATTCGTACAGAATGTGGCAATCAGCATACTTAAGGAGGATAAGGAATGGGAAATGTAGCAAAGATAAGCGGAACCGTAATTGCCGAGCCGGAATACTCACATACTACGGTAGGCGAAAAATTCTACAAGGTGCTTATCGAGGTTGCCCGAATGAGTGGGGCATATGATGAAGTTCCTTGCATTGTTCCGGAGATATTCGCGCAGAAGATACGCAAAGGTCAGAGAGTGCATTTTGACGGAGAGGCAAGGAGTTACTACAGCAAGGACAGACACCTTGAAGTTTATATATTTGCTCAAAAGGTCTATGAAGAGACTGATATGGGCGATTACAACCACGTTGAATTTGACGGACTGATTAAGTACCCACAAGAGCCGAGACGTACACCGCTAACGAACAGAACCGTTATTGATTTTTCAATCGTAAATCGCGATGGTAACGGCACCGTGAATTACATTCCGGCAATCGCCTGGGGGCGAAACGCATACCGCATAGCAAATTGTGGAGCGGAACAGAAGATAAGGATAACCGGCAGATTTCAGAGCCGGGTATATGAAAAAGACGGAACCGAACATACCGCATATGAAATATCGGTATCGGGAATATATATGTTATAGGAAGGAGACACATATGGCAAAATCAGACAAAACTGTACTTGTATCGGACGAAAACCACGTTATTCTCGATAAATGGTACTACGAGGAACTCATAAACACCGCGGCGAGGGTTGACGTACTCATAACTCTTATAGATAGGGATAAGTACATAACCATACCGGAGTTATTGGCAATTCTCGACAGACCGAAAGGAAACAGACTTTTGCGGGAAATGGATCAGAAATTATCAGAAGAGAAAGGAGAGACAGCGGAATGCGTGAAATGATTATAAAAAGCCTTACGGTAACTAACTTTATGGCTTATGCAGAAAAAACATTTACGTTCGGTAAATTAACATCACTGTCCGGAATGAACGGTGTCGGCAAGTCAACGGTTGTAACCGCTTATAATTGGCTGTTCTTTAACTGTGATTACGAACTGAAAGACAATCCACCGATAAGGCGTGAGGTTGATGGAGTAAGCATTGATGACATTGATACTTCCGTTTCCGCCGTAGTTGAGATTGACGGCAAGGAAGTAGCTGTACGCAAGGTTCAGAAGAGAAAATACAGCAAGGACGGTACATCTTATAAAGATGATAATGCCTACTATATCAATGAGGTTGCCAAAACACTTACCGCGTACAACGAATACTTTGACATTGATATGAACGTGTTCAAAATGTGCAGTAACGTCAACGCATTTTTATCAAAAAAGCCGGCGGAAATGAGAGAATATCTCTTTACGCTTGCTGAAAGCAAGACGGACTATGATGTTGCATCTGCACACGAAGAGTTAGCAGAATTGCTTCCATTGCTTGGCAAATACACACGCGATGAAGTAATTGCCTTGAATAAGAAAGCTGTAGCGGACATCAAAGCGGAACTTCCGGTCCTTAAAGGGCAGATTTCGGAGAAAGAAAGAGATATTCAGACTAAAAACGCCACGGATAAAGGCGAACTGTTGACAAGACAGAAAGAAATCGAGGACAGATTAAAGACTGTCGCAGACGCAAAAGCCGAAAATGACAAGCTGTCATCTGAATATCAGACGTTATCAGACGGTATTCTCGAACTGAAATTCAAGCAGAATGAGATAGAGAGAACCGCAAATGAGGAACTTGTCGGAAAACGCGACACATTAAAGCAGGCAATCAGTGATGTGAAGTCGGAATTATCTAACATTCAGAATGAGTGCATCTCAATGCAGAGGACGATTGAGAGCCTTACAGCAAATGTTGAGTACAAGAACCGTATTCGCAACGCGAAAGTGGAAGAATGGCAGCAGGCAAACGACCGCAAATTTGACGAAAACAGCCTTGTTTGTCCTTATTGTAAGCGAGAGTATGACGAGAGCAAAAAAGAGGAAATGCGAGCCGATTTCGACACGCACAAGGCAGAAGAGTTAAAGAGAATAACGGATGCCGGAATGGCAATCAAAGCCGAGATTGAGAGCACGACCGCTGAAATCGAGGAATACCGCAGAAAGATTGAAGAAATGGCGGTAACCGCTAACAATCTTAGGGATGAAATTGTAAATCTTACGGAAAGCCTTAATGCGATACCGGATAATGCAGATGTCAGCGATAATGACACATACAAGGCATTGCAGGCAGATATTGAGAAGAAAGAAACACTTCTTAAGGCATCAAGTTCAATGTCTGATGTAAGGGCGAACCTTAAGGCAGAGGAAATCACACTAAACAGTCAGCTGATAGACATTAAGAGCGAAATAGCCAAACTTGACACGGCTGCCGATACCGAAAGACTTGCGGAACTTGAAAGACAGTACAAGGTCAAAGACCAGATGCAGACTGACGCCGAGAAGATACTTAAGCTTATCAAGGAACTCGACAAGTGCAAGAATGAAGAACTGTCGGACGAAATCAACAGTCATTTTGGCATTGTTAAGTGGAAACTTTGGGAACTTAGCAAGGGCGGAGAGTACAAGAACGTATGCGTTCCTATGGTGGACGGCAAGTCAATACTATCGACTATGAGCAACAAGGGCAATCGCATTCTCGGAAGAATTGATATATGCCGTTCACTGCAGAGCAACAACGGTATTATCTGCCCGATATGGCTTGATGACGCAGAAAGCCTTGATGTAAGCAAACGCCGTAAATTGGCTGAAACAGTAGGCAGACAGCTTATATTACTGATTGTAAACGGTAGTGAGAAATTAACAATAGAAAGTGAGGATTAATTATGGCGGAAAACACAGCAGTAGCAGAAAAGAAAGCATTTACTACATCATTAAGCGAATGGAGCAATGCTATTACAGGCTTAATAATGGCTGATTACAAGGCTTGCGGAATGGATATGGATGATTACGCCAAAGAGTGCGCAATGGAAGCTATGACAAGCATTTACAACCTTGTAAAGACAAATCCAAAAGTCAATATGGCCAATCTTGATACAAGCAATTTAAGGGGCATTGTTAAGCGATGCGCAAGCCTTAAGCTGAACGCGAGCGCGTATCCAAGAGAATGTTATTTTCAATTACGCAATGTCAATGTCGGCAAAGATGCAGACGGTAAAGACATATGGCAGCAGCAGGTAGAAATGGGAATAGAGGGTTCTGGATATGACTCTCTTCTTGTGAATTACGGTAAAGATGTCAAGCAGGTATATCCATATTGGGTAATAAAGGACGGCGATTATTATGTGGCACCGAAGCATAAAGGCCTTGAAATTACACCGCCGGAATGGGAAGAAAAAGGTTTATCGGATAAGGCAGTCAGAGTTGTTTATCCGGTTAAACTTAAAGACGGAATGATTACATATCTTTCCGCTGACAGAGACAGTGTTAAGATTAATCTTCTTGCGCACATTAAGCAGAACATGTTGAATGAAACATTCGGAGTAATCACCGGAACTAAAAAGCAGTACAACAAGGAAGTTGCAAGAACACGTTATGATGCCACACCAGAAGAAAAAGCCAAAATAAAGGAAAAGAAAGAGGAAGTTTTGGAAGCCTTAAGAACTTGCAAGACTGTTGATGAAATGCTCAAATGTGAGATTGCAAGACCATTTATCAGTGGTGCATGGCTTGATACTCCGGAGAGTATGATTATCCGTAAGATGTGCAATAACGCCATAAAGAAGTACCCGAAAAATTATGATCCGATGGCGAGACAGGCACAAATGGAAATGGATGAAGTATATCAGGTTGCGCAGAATGAAATTGCAGAAAACGCCAATTCCGTTGATTTTATCGAGAGCAAGGACATGGTTGACGGTACAGCTACAGAGATAACAGAAGAGCAGAGCAACGTAGCACCGTTCGCGGAGGAAAAGGAGAATTAATTATGACAGTTTATGAATTGATACAGGAATTAAGCAATTACAATGCAGATACGGAAGTCAGGTTTCACTGTAATGGCGAATTTAATACTGATGTTGAAGCAGAGTTTGACCGAGATAACGAGGACGATGTGCAGGACGTAACAGTTACCGCAGAAATAGATGACGATGTGGAATTTGACGATATTGACGATTACGAGCCGGCGAGCAAAAGATACCCTCACAGCAAGCCGTATATTGTTATGAACTTTGAGTGTTAAGGAGTAAGCCTATGAAATCAGCAAGTTTAGAACAGATGATGGCTGATATGAATAATGGCACTTACGACCTGACTTGCAACGGAGAATGTACTCAATGCGGTAATTGTTGCAGTGACCTACTTCCTATGACAGAAGATGAAGTTGTAACAATCCGCAAGTACATCAAGAAACATCATATCAATGAACATAGGCATAATTATCCGACGGCTACACCAACAATGGATATGACTTGCCCGTTCCTTGATGATGATAAGTCAAAGGAAAAGTGTGAGATTTATTCAGTTAGACCAAGGATTTGCAGAGAGTTTATCTGCTGTCCGAGTAAAAGACCACAGATTGATGATTGGGATTACAAATTAAAGTGCAAGGTAGTTGATGTTAGAAAGGAGTTTTTTGAATGAGAGTAGTTTCGCAGGACGGAATGTCGGATGTTCCTTATGAAAATAGTTGCTTAGACATAGTATGTTTAGAACCTAAGCGCACAGCTATTTATTTTAAAAATATTCACTTTGATGTTTCGATAAGACTTGCAGGATATTCCACCAAAGAAAAGGCAATTAAGGCTATGGAAATGTTAAGAGAAACATATGTCGGTATGCCTATCGTAATGCAGAATATTGACATTTCGGAAGATTTAGCAAAGGAATTTGAAAGATTGAAGAAATGTGGTGTAATGGTGCGAGCAGAAAACCAGCCGTCAAAAGTAGAATACATTAACAATGCTATCTTCCAGTTCCCGAAAGATGATGATATCGAGGTGTAAGTAATGAAACTTAAATGTATTGCAACAGGCAGCAGCGGCAACTGCTATCTTCTCACAGCAGACAGCGGCGAAACACTTATCCTTGATTGTGGAATACCTCTTATGAAGATTAAAGAGGGATTGAATTGGAATATCGAAGATGTTGCAGGGTGTGTGGTTACACACGCCCACAGCGACCATTCAAGGGCATTAAACGACCTTAAGGATATGCGAATACCGGTATTTGCACCGTACATAAGCCTTAAGCCTATGGCACTAGGCAGCGGTCAATTTAAGATAGCTGCTTTTGACCTGACAACGACAGACGGCAGGTGGACGCACACTAACGCAGACAGCACAGAATGTCCTTGCTATGGATTTATGATAATCCATCCGGAAATGGGAAAAATGCTTTACATCACCGATACGGAGCTGATTAAGTGGCGGTTCAAGGACGTAAACCATATTCTCTTAGGTGTGAATTACGACAAGGATTTAGTTGATGCCGACAACCCAAAGACAAGACACGTTTTCCAAGGACATATGAGCATTTACACGGCTTGTGATTTTGTTAAGGCTAACTATTCAGATAGCTTGCAGAACGTCATAATGTGCCATTTATCAAGCGAAAATGCCGACAAGGACTTATTTATCGAGAAGATGAAAAAAGTCGCTTACAAGGCAAATGTGGACGTGGCAGAGCCGGGTAAGGAATGGACACTTATCAATCCTAACGAATGTCCTTTTTGGGAGGTAAAAATGGAACCAAGAATAGAAAGACTAATTAGTTTTATAAAATCTAAATTTGAGGACGGGATACAGATGTTTAACACGCCATCCATGGCAGGCGATTTCAGAGTGCCTATTTATAGCGAAGATGAAATTGCCGTATTATGGGCTCCATATTACGAATACATAGAAATATACGGTATTTCTGATGTGGAATTTGCAACGGTTATGAAATAAACTAACGGATACGATTAAACGGCGAAAGGAAGTGATAGCCTTGAATGATTACGACGAGGTTATATGTGCGAATTGCAAGCACAACACAAAAGACGACGAAAACTATTATTGCAACAATGAAGATAGCAACTGTTATGGATTACCGACTATGTATGATGACAGTTGCGAGGATTTTGAAGAAAAGGAGATTTAATTATGATTAGAGTTGATAAAGGACATGTGAATATTTCCGGCGAGGTCATTGAAATGTTTGCGGAGCTTGGCGTCCTTGTGGCAGCTTTGTATGAAATGATATGTGAGAAAGGAGTACCGAAAGACAAAGCAGAAAAAATAATTCATGGTGTGGTTGTTGCCGGAATTTGCTCTAAGGAGACATTTGGCAAGAAAGAAAACTCGATAATGGAAATGGCAAACGAGATAGTCAAGAAGACACTCAAAGGAGAGAAAGACGATGAATAAAGTTATTTTAATGGGTCGCTTAACACGCGACCCGGACGTAAGGTATTCGCAGACAGCGAATGGAAGTATGGCGGTTGCAAGATACACACTTGCGGTTGACCGCCGTTTTAAGAAAGACGGAGAAACAAACGCGGATTTTATATCGTGTGTTGCGTTTGGTAAGGTTGGCGAGTTTGCCGAGAAGTATTTACACCAGGGAACAAAGATTGTTGTTGAGGGCAGAATACAGACCGGAAGTTACACCAACAAGGACGGCAATAAGGTTTACACGACTGACATCTATGTTGAGAATTGCGAATTTGCCGAAAGCAAGTCAGCGGCGGAACAGAACGGAGTAAGCACGGCACCGGCACGACCAAAGCCGAGTAATGTTGACGCAGACGGCTTTATGTCAATTCCGGATAACGTAGATGATGACGGCTTACCGTTTTAAGGAGAGGCAATGAAGAAACATAATATTTCGGATCTGATACAAATGCAATCGCTACCGTTATGCGCAAAAGTTCAAATGACGGCTTATCGTGTCAAAGAATGGGTAGACGCGTTTGGCGAAGATGGTGTGTATCTGTCATTTAGTGCTGGCAAGGATAGTACAGTTTTAGGACATATAGTCAGAGAAGTTTGCGGATATAAAAATATTCCTTTTGTATTTGTAGATGTGCCGACACAATATCCAGAGTTAAAGGAATTTGCACAGACTTTTGATAACCTTGTGATTTTGAAACCTAAAATTTCATTTGCAGAAGTTTGCGAAAAATATGGATTTCCGATGTTTTCAAAGGAAATATCAGAAACTGTTGCAGATGCTAGAAAATATATTAGAATCCTTACAGACAGACAGACAGACAGACAGACAGACAGACAGAAATTCCATTTGCTTATCGCATAGCCGACTTGACGGGAATAGACAGGAGAATAGACAAGGAAAACAAAACTTTTGTGGATTTAAAGATGGGGAATATCCCTAGTGAAATCCTGAAAGCACCTATCAGAGTAAAACAGCTATTCGGTGTCAAGTGTGAAGATTTTGGCAGTATGTATGACAGGTCAAAGTACTTATTTATGCTAAATGCACCATTTGAAGTATCTAATCAATGTTGTAAGGTAATGAAGAAACAGCCTATGCACCAATACAACAAAGATACAGGCAGAGTACCTATTACCGCTCAAATGGCTAGTGAAAGTAAATTAAGGACTTCACAATGGTTACAAAATGGTTGTAATGGATTTGACTTAAAAATTCCAACAAGTAACCCTATGAGTTTTTGGACGGAACAGGATGTACTTTTATACATTAAAGAAAACAATCTGCCTATTTGTTCTGTTTATGGCGAAGTAGTCACAGATTATGAAGCTATGGGACAATGTGAAAATCAGATGTCGTTTGCTGATTATGGCATTTTTGATAATGAAAGGCCATTGCTAAAAACCACAGGTTGCCAAAGAACTGGTTGCGTATTATGTGGGTTCGGATGTCATTTGGAAAAAGAAAGCAGGTTTTTAAGGCTGAAAGAAACACACCCTAAATTCCATAATTTGTTGTATCTTCTGAAAAACAATGGCGTGACATATGCAGAAGCCATTGATTGGGTAAATGAACACGGAAATATGAACATTAAATATTGATTTGTAATGTTCAGAAAGTTCTACAACAATAGATGAATGTTGTAGAAAGCATCTTGAATGGCTTCAATCAGAAGCAGAATAGGAGAGAATATGGCAGATAGATATTTATTCAAAGCAAAAAGGCTTGATTGGAGAGAATTTCCGGAAAAAGAATGGTGGATAATTGGCTATTATGTATTAGGTTTTAATGTATACGAACAACCCGTACATTTAATATTTGAGCCTACATCAATGTTCTTTTCTCATGGAGAGACAGACGGTTGGACAGAAATTGACCCATCCACAATCTGTCAATGCACCGGCTTGAAAGACAAGAACAACAGGTTGATTTGGGAAAATGATATTGTAAAAGATGAAAATGGTAATCTTTACAAAGCATTTTGGCAGAATAACTATTATCAGTTCTCTTGGATTTGCATTAAATCAGCTAAATTACCTATTGGTGCAAAGTGGAGTTTGTGGAATATTAAAAGTTTTGAAATTGAGGTTGTCGGCAACATTTTCGACAATCCGGAATTATTAGAAAGCGAGGGACAATATGACAGAAAGTGAAGCTAATCTGGACGACAACATAGGTACGGTTGAAGGAAGGCAAATTATTGAGGTGGTAACGGCGCTTGCGAAAAGTTGCGCCTTTACCCATATTGAAGCCATGAAAATAGCTAAGGTATGTCAAGATTGCTGCGACAGATTGGAAAGGAGTAACGATGACAGAGAATAAAGCAATAGAAGCACTACAGTTTGATTTAGAAATAGGCGGTGAGATACATTCTCAGGTATTGCGCGATGCTACTGATGTGGCAATACAAGCACTTGAAAAGCAGATATCGAAGAAACCTCTATTTGGCTATAACCTTAGTGATACTCTTTCTGTATTCCATTGCGAATGCGGAAACACAATCAAAGTCAGTCACGATATAGGAATAATGAATAACAACAATACGCCAAATTACTGTAGTCATTGCGGTTGTAGGTTAGATTGGAGTGATGAAGAATGAACGTAGAACTTAAGCCATGCCCGTTCTGTGGTTGCCATGACCGCAGAGTGGGCATAAGAAAAATGGGAAAATCTGGATATAAGGTAATTTGCAGTAGATGTGGAAGCTCTGGACCATATGCCCGAATTGCAGATTTTCTGAACAAAATGGACACACAGGAAGGAGCAATAGAGCAATGGAACAGGAGGGCAAACAATGGGAAGACTGATTGACGTAGAAGAACTTGAGAAATTTATCCGTGAACATAGATGCGTTATAGGCTTTGACAAATTTTTGTTAGTTGCAGCGGATGACGGCAGGTGGCAGGAAGCATTACCATTTATAAAGACAGCTTATGACGTAGATAAGGTTGTGGCAACAATGGATGAAGCACTAATTGAACTTGAAGATGGCACTAATTGTGGAACTTGTGTATTAAAAAAAGTTTGTGATGATGGATATGATGGCTGTATACAAACGATAGTCGCGGTGTGCAAAAGCATAGTAAAGGCAGGTGGAAACATTGAGTTATCAGAACATAGCGAAAGCCAAGGCGATTGAAGCCAAGAACCGTGAACGCCTTAAGAAAGTCAATCCCTTTCTTGATGACGGCAGCGGTATTTACTTCTTAACACGAACCGATGAAAACGGCATCCGGTATTTTTATATCGGGCAGGCACTTCACATTATGCAGAGAATGTGCGGACACCTTGTTGGGTATCAGCATATAGACCTCTCAATTAAGAAACGCGGATTTTACAGTGATGATAACCCTTATGGTTGGAAATTGAACTTTCTCCATTATCCGGCAGACTTGCTTGATGAAAAGGAGCAGTATTGGATTTTGAAGTACACGCAAAAAGGTTATCAGTGCCGTTACAACAAGACCGCAGGAGGGCAGGGAGAGGGCAAAGAGAAGATAAACGAGTTCAAACCCTCTAAAGGCTACAGAGACGGCATAGAGCAAGGCAAAAAGAACCTTGCAAGGGAATTATCCTCTATCGCCGAAAAACACCTTAAAATCGAAATTAGAGAGGATAAGGCTAATAACAAAGTGTCGCAGAGACAGTATGAGAAGTTTATGGAATTATTGAAGGAGGGTTCAGAATGAAACCAATTCTTGATGTGTGTTGTGGTAGCAAGATGTTTTACTTTGACAAGAATAATCCAAATGTAATTTTTATGGATTGCAGAGAGTTAGAAGATACCCTTTGTGATGGACGCAATCCAAAAATAAAACCAGACATCATAGGGGATTTTCGCAATATTCCTTTTTCAGACAACACATTTCATTTAGTTGTATTTGACCCACCTCATTTAATCAAGGTTGGCGATAATTCGTGGTTGGCCAAGAAATATGGAAAATTAACAGATGCTTGGCCAAGTGATATAAAGAGAGGCTTTAACGAGTGCATGAGAGTGCTTAAACCTTGCGGAACGCTTGTTTTTAAATGGAATGAACAACAGATAAAATTATCGGAAATACTAAAAATTATAGACTTCAAGCCAGTATTAGGAAATAAAAGAGCTGATACGCACTGGCTTGTATTTATGAAGGAGGGCGAAAGTAATGTTGATACCGACAATTAAAGCTAAAGAGTTTGAAAAGTTCGGATTTAAGAAATGCAAGGGCGAATATGGTAATCAGGGCTGTTATTACTTGTGCGTATCAAGAGGCGTAAAAATGCTTTTTGTGAGTGATGTGTGCTTTGATGTCAACGATTGGAATGATTATGACCCAAGAATACACAAAGACGCTAATTGTCGATACAGAGACAACAGAACTTACCTTGATATTATCTACGAGTTAATCAAGGCAGATATGCTTAAAAGTGATTGCACGAAAGGAGATTAGAAAGCAATGGAATATGACAGAAACCAGTACGCAACAGGGTATAAAGACGGCTACGAAAAGGCGATTGATGATTGCGTTAAGGCAATTGATGAAGAGGAAAAACAGCATAATTATGTAATCCTAAAAGACTGTCTGTTTTGGCTGAAAAGACAGTTTGAGCAGTTGAAAGGAGAAAGACAAAATGACGATTAACGAAGGCGACGTAAACCGCAATGCCGTAAGGCTGATTCAAGATATAGTGGCTGATTTTGTGGATAACAATGTTACCGAATGCGATGACGACTACAAGACAATTACTATTGGCTATATCAAGGGTATCTGCGATACGGCAGACGTAATGAAGAAAATCTTGAAAGTTAACTAGTGAGGTGTGAAATGTGATTTATGGATATATGCGAGTATCATCTAAGGAACAAAATGAGGATAGGCAGATGATAGCACTATCAGAGGCGAGAGTGCCTAAGAACAATATTTATATGGATAAACAGTCGGGTAAGGATTTTGAGAGAACACAATATAAGCGGTTACTACGCAAGCTTAAAGAAAACGACATATTGTATATCGAGTCCATTGACCGTTTAGGCAGAAATTACGAGGAATTGAATGAGCAGTGGCGGATTATCACAAAAGAGAAGAAAGCAGATATTGTTGTCATAGATATGCCACTGCTAGATACCCGCAGAGAAAAGAACCTGCTCGGAACATTTATCAGCGATATTGTTCTTGCTTTACTTAGTTATGTTGCGGAGAACGAACGCATCAATATCAAGCAAAGACAGGCGGGGGGAATTGCAGCAGCGAAAGCAAGGGGCGTAAAGTTTGGCAGACCACCATTACCGTTGCCAGAAAATTTTGAACAAATTCGCAAAGATTGGCGAAATGGTGTCATTTCAATGAATGATGCCGCCGCAATGTGTGGTATATGTCCTAAAACTTTTTACTGCAAAGCAGTTAAAGAAGAGAAGAAAACTAACTAAAAATCAAAGAAAGGAATAGGTTGTGCGCACATAAAACCGAGGTTTCCTTTTGGTAGATTTAATGAGTTTTGAAAATTATTCTTGTGATAATCAGATGACTATATTTGACTTTACAAGAAAACCGATTAGCATAACAAAGCCTATCCGGTTGATAGAACTATTTGCCGGTTACGGTAGTCAGGCAATGGCATTAAAGAGAATAGGTGCCAAATTTGAGCATTACAGAGTTGTTGAGTTTGATAAATATGCCATTGCAAGTTACAACGCGGTACACGGTACAAACTTTCCCACGATGGACATAACTAAGGTTCACGCAGTTGATTTAGGAATTAAAGATACGATAGCCTTTACTTACTTACTTACTTACTTACTCGTTTCCATGCACCGATTTATCGGTTGCCGGAAAACAAGCAGGGATGTCTAAGGGCAGTGGCACAAGGAGCGGTCTGTTGTGGGAAGTCGAAAGAATACTGACAGAGATTAGAGATGATCACGGAGAATTACCACAGATTTTGTTCATGGAGAATGTGCCACAAGTACACGGCAAGAAAAACATCAATGACTTTGAGAAGTGGTTGGGGTTCTTAGAGAGTTTAGGTTACACAAATTATTGGCAAGATTTGAATGCTAAAAATTATGGAGTGGCACAGAACAGAAACAGGTGTTTTATGTTTTCATTCCTTGGAAATTACTCATATGATTTTCCGCAGCCTATACCCCTCAAAAAGAAGCTGAAAGACTGTCTTGAAGATAATGTTGATGAGAAGTATTACATTAATAATGAAAAGGCTGACAAGCTGATAAAACAGCTTATTGACAACGGTACATTACCACAACACAATCTTGACAGACAGACAGACAGACAGACAGACAGACAGACAGACAGACAGACAGACAGACAGGCTTGCATTGACGGAACAATCTGCAATCCACGGCAAAGAGAGGTCGCAAACTGTATCAAAGCAAGATACGATGCAGGAATATCAAACTTGCGGTCAGACGGAAACCTTGTTGTTAAAAGGAATGGTGGATAAAGACATAGAACCGACAGCATCCGTGATTGATGTTTCTGCAACAATCATGTCAAGAGATTATAAAGGATTGAATAACTACGGAACGAATGGAGTGATTGAATGGAAGTGATAGGCAGTGTATGCACCGGAGTAACAGCAGCTTTTCAGCGAGGTGTATATCCGATTGCAAGGTGTGTAAAAGCTGAAAACCACGATTTAGGAGTAATTATGGCAGATGTAAAGGTAATAGGTTCTTTTGAAGAAAAATTTGAGAGTTGCAGCAGAATTTATGATGTGGGGGGGGGGTGTAGTCCAACATTGAGTACAATGCAAGGTGGCAATCAAGAACCGAAAATCCTTGAAGTAAATCAGTTAGGATTTATGGATAATGGCACGGGCAAACATCAATCAAACACTGTATATGATGAAAATGCACTTTGCCCTAATATTACAACGATTGAGGGTGGCGGTACGCAACAGATTAAAATATGTGAAAGTCAGATAGTTGCTATGCGTGGCAGAAATCCTGATAATCCGTCAGACAGGACGGCAGGAAATCCGACAGAACAGAGATTAGAGATGAATATGCAAGGCACAAGTAATTGCTTAACGAGTGTGCAGAAAGACAACCTTGTTATGGAAAGCCAAGTGCTGACGCCAAAGCGCACGGAATACGGCAAGCAGATACGAAAAGCATATGAAAGCGGTCAGATACAGGAGAGCAGGCACAATATGACGGAACTGGAGTCTAGAAAAGATGATGTGTCTAATACGCTGACAACAGTGCAGAAAGACAATTTATTGCTTGAAAAACCTCAATATCGTATCAGAAAGCTAACACCGAGAGAGTGTGGGCGGCTTATGGGTGTATCTGATGAAGATATTGACAAGATGGCAGCAGTCAACAGTAACACGCAGTTATATAAACAGTTTGGCAATAGCATTGTCGTAGATGTTATGTGCGCTATGTTTAAAAACTTGAATATCAATCAGTTGTAGTGAAAGGAATGTAGCTTGTGAGCGATGACACACAGACTACAAAGGATAGCAAGTCATACATAAGATTAAAGAATTATAGACATACAAACAGATTGAACGGTAAATGCGCCGATTGCGGTAAACCGTCAGAGAAATACAGATGTGCCGAATGCTCGGCTAAGAAGAACGAGAGAGAACGGTACGACAGAGAATACTACAAGAAATACGGTATCTGCCCGGTGTGTAAACAAGTTGACATCGGTTCAGATGAAAGTATGTGCCCGGAATGTTTGGCAAAAGAATATACATACCAGATGAGTAAGCGCAATGCAAGCGAAGAAAGCCGCGCTAAGTACACCGAACAGCACCGTATATGGGCGCAGATGAAATACGAAGAGGATAAGGCTAATGGGATTTGCACAAGATGCCGGAAACGCAAAGCAGACGGCGGTTATACGACTTGTGGAGTATGCCGGGCGAAAAACAGAGGGCGTAAACTTGCCAAAGAAGCCAACGAGGTATCGAAGCGTGAGTATCGCGAAAAGAACGGCTTATGTTTCTTTTGCGATGAACCGCGCAAACCCGGTTACAAACTATGTGAACGGCATTATCAGATGAATGTCGACAAAGCAAATTCGCAGAGAGCCAAGGATGCTAGGAAGAATTTAATCAAGAATTGCATCCTATATAAATAGCAGGAGGACTTGAATTAATGGCTGACAAGAGAATGTTTTCAAAAAAACTAATCAGTTCTGATGCGTTTCGGGATATGCCTTTAAGCACACAAGGGTTGTTCTTTCAACTCTGTATGGAAGCTGATGATGACGGTATCGTAGATAACCCTAATACCGTAGCAAGAGCGTGTCAGGCATCTAAAGAAGATATGCAGATGTTAAAGGATAAACGCTACATCCTTACATTCGATAACTCAAACGTAATCGTGATAAAGCATTGGAAGATGCACAACACAATCCCGAAAGACCGGTATCATCCAAGTACATACTCAGAGGAGTTATCTACTCTTACGGTTAAAGAAAACGGTTCATATACCGAGAAGAACCGCATTGTAACGGATTGTAAACAGATTGTAGCCAAACCGGATACAGCTTGTCAACAAAATGATACAGAACCGCAGCCGAGATTAGATAAGATTAGAAAAGATAAGATTAGTAATAATATCCCTACGGCTAAGAGCGAGGATGCTCCCATTCCGTACACAGAGATTATAGCATATCTTAATGAAAGAGCCGGTACAAAGTTTTTGCCGTCAACGGTATCGACCAAAAGGCTGATTAAGTCACGTTTTAACGAAAATCCAAGTTATACGGTAGATGATTTCAAAAAGGTTATTGATAACAAAGTATCAGATTGGAAAGACACGGAGCGACAGAAGTACCTACGTCCGGAAACATTGTTTGGCGTTAAATTTGAAAGCTATCTGAACGAAAAGCCTACAAGTACCAAGCCAAGGGCAAAACCCTCTAATAACCGTTTTAACAGCTTTAAACAGCGAAACTATAACTTTGATGAACTTGAAAAAAAATTACTTTCCAAGGAGGTAGATAATGCCTAAGTTAAGACTGTATGACTTATTTGACGGTGCGGATTACATCGGCGCATTTCCATCCAAAGAGATAACTACCCGGTTGGGAATAAGTATGAACACATTTTACAGTTGTACTCATTACGGCACCTTAATTCACGAAAGGTACGGAATAATGGCTACCGAGAATGGCGAAACAGCACCCGACCCATTGTTTACAGAATGGGATAGAACACGAAGATGTATTTTAAAGGGCGTAAGACCCTAGAAAGGAAGTGAAATAAATGAAGAAATGGATTGATACTTACACGAACGACAAAGGCGTTGAATTTACGGTAGGCAAAAGATACATTCTCCGCCCAAAGGCACTTAACGGAGAAATGGTTTTAGCCACGCTCGAAAGCATTGAAGATTACATCAATCAGTGGCAGAGAAGATACATCACCGGCGTATTCATACAGACCAAAGAAACAAGGTGGAGAATGCCGCTTGCAATAGAAAGCTGCACAATTGAACCGTATGAAGGAGATTAGAATGAAAGACCGTGAATGTATATCGTGTACGCACTTTTTGATGTGCCAGGGCAAGGAAAACAGCGAGCCTTGCATCAATTATGAAAAGCGCGAGAACACGGTAGAACTGCCAAAGCGCGCAGAATAGGAGATTGAATGAAGTTCTCAAGGTTTATCAAGTCGGAACTTGACATTATTATTGAGAGCGCGAACCTTACAGAAGATGAAGAAGAAATTCTTAAGTTACTTGGGAAAGGCAAAAGCATTGAAGAAGTAGCAATGACGATGCACGTTTGCCGGCGTACGATTGATAGAAAGATTTACAACATAAAATCTAAAATTAATAAAATTGAGGTAGAAAAAAATGGTAAAGATTACTATTGACGGTAAAGATGTCAAGCCGGCGGATGTTATTCTTCCCGAACAGATTTTGAAAATCATCGCGGAAGCTGTCGGCGGTTGACAAAACCGTAACTTAAGTGTAGAATGTGCCGTAAATGCGATAAATGCGGCACATTCTTTATTTCAGAAAGGAGATTATAAATTATGGAATGTGTTGCTTATATAAGAGTTTCTACAGAAAGGCAAGCGGAGGAAGGCTACGGACTTGAAAGCCAAAAACGTGACATTGACGAATATTGCCGTAAACATCAGCTGATTATCAAGGAGTATTATGTCGATGCTGGATTGTCCGGAATGGAAATGTCAAAACGTGTTGAACTTCAAAGGCTTATATCTGATATGGCTAAAATCGACGTTATTGTTGTCTACAAGCTAGACAGACTTGCGCGTGATACCGTGGATGCGCTGTATATGATTGAAAAAATCTTTACGCCAAAGGGAATTTGCGTAGAAAGCGTTCACGATTTCGCTAGGTACGAAACACCGCAGGATAAATTTCAGACGCAGGTTATGGCTGCCGTAGCAGAGTATGACAGAAATACTATGATGCTCCGTATGCGCGGTGGAATGTTGGAACGTGTCAAGAGAGGTTTTTGGATGGGCGGTGGCAATTTGCCATTCTGCTATTCATATGATAAAGAATTGGGTATTTTAATACCAATTCCGGAGCGCGCCGAAACGGCAAGGAATGCACTTGAATTGTATATCAATGGGTATTCGGACGGCCGTATCGCTAGAATTTGCCATTACAGCGGTGAGCCGGTAGCGCGGAAAATCTTGACAAGTGTAGTAAACATCGGAATGATACCGTACAAAGGCAAGGTGTATCAAGGCAAACACGAACCGATATTTGACATCGAGCGCTACGAACTTGCGCAGGAGATCAGAAAGTCAAGGCACGATGCCAAGAGTTGGATTGCACACCCTACCAACCTTTTAACGGGGTTATGCTATTGCGGCGTATGTGGTTGTGCGATGCGCTACCAGAAATGGGGGCAAAAAGAGGACTCTCCAAGGAAAATATATTGTTGTTCAAAGAACATAGACCTTGATTATCTTCCGAATTATAACCACGATTGCGACAGCAAACCACAGTGGGCGTCAGACATTGAAAAGCAGGTAGAGAAACAGATGCTTGAAATATCCGTCAATCTGTCGAAATACAAGCCAAAAGAAAAGGAAACGAAATTACAGATAATGCAGTCACAATTAAGCCGCGAAAAAAACAAATTAAAACGACTGTATATCCTTTATGCCGAGGGCAATGACACTGTAATTGAGTTGATTAAGCAGGCGGAAGAGGAAGTGAAACGTATTACCGCTGCAATCGAAGAAGAAAGCAAGGCGACAAAGAACACGCAGAAGAAAGAATTTGTCTATGACAATATAAAAAAGCTTGCCGACGTTTGGGACAAAATCGACAAGCAAACCAAAAATAAGATACTTAAAACTATAATATCTAAAATTGTTATTGTCAATGACAACATTGAAATTCAGTTGAAGAATTTTTAGCAGTAACTATACGCTGTGCCAATAGCATATAGTTAGTGCAAACGCCGTATTTATCGCATTTTTTAACACTCGAAAATTGAATATCTGAACTTGATGTCGCTTTTGTGTCGCTTATGTGTCGCGTTAAGCGGCTTTTTTTATGCCAAAATTTAAGCATAAGGAGGACGGCAATCTATGTTTTCAGATGAAATTTTAGAGAAGATTTTCGCACGGAAAGAATTGCAACGGTTGGACTTGCAAACACAGTCATCCGTAATTCACGCGATAGAAGAGGTTTTAAGTGAGGAGGCAGAAGATGATAAACAATCCTTATCAGACACCTATGACGAATAATTATACTCCTCAATATGGGGCGTACAATTATAATCCAATGGCTAATTTACAAAGGTTTCAACAACAGGAGCAAATGTACACGGCACAGATGCCAATGGCGAACCAACAACCCCAAATGTCACAGTTAATGCCACAGCAAATTAATTTTATAGGGAAAATTGTTGATGGCGAAGATACGGTAAAGGCAACTGATATTCCAATGGATGGAAATATGTATTATTTCCCCAAAGCGGACGGCACGGAAATTTATGGTAAGCAATGGATTGTGAAAGAGTGTAGAACGCGTATTTTGACTTTTAGACCCGTTAGTTCCACCGAGCCTAGCAATTCATCAGACACAACAATAAAACCCAAATTTGATCTATCAGACGAAAGCACAGGCCTATTTCTGAATAAGTTTAATGAACTCTCGGAGAAAATCGGGCAATTAGAAGACAGGTTTGATAAATCTTTAGCAACTCAAAGAAAAAATTCAAGAACTCAAAGCAAAGGCGGTGAGGAAGAATGAACCCAATTAACATTTTTCAGATGATGAAAGCCGGCCCGAAACAGTTCATACAGCAGATGATGGGGAACAATCAGATTATGCGTAACCCGATGATACAAAATGTTATGCAAATGGCACAACAAGGCAATATGCGGGGTGTAGAACAAATGGCACGGAACTTATGCAAAGAAAAAGGTCTGAACGCGGACGAGGTATTTAGTCAAGTAAAGGGTAAATTTGGCAATCAGTGACATCATTTTGATACTAATTCTTGCAAGGTTAAGTATATAAATTTTTTCGGAGGTAAAAATTATGTTTAATTCAAATTGTAGCACAGCATCCGTACCTTTGGTAGCCAACATTGACGGTAACAACGGCAACGGCGGATGGACTGACGGCGGATGGCTCTGGTTCATAGTCGTAATATTTGCTATCTTTGGCGGTTGGGGCAATGGCTTCGGCGGTTTCGGTGGCAATGGTGGCTATGCCGCAACAGCAGCCACACAAGCTGATATTCAGCGCGGTTTTGATAACTCCGCAGTTATCAGCAAACTTGACGGCATAACTAACGGCTTATGTGACGGCTTTTATGCTGCAAACAACAGTATGCTGACCGGTTTCAACGGCATAAACACAAACATTATGCAGACCGGATACGGTATTCAGCAGGCTATTAACGCCGATACGGTCGCTAATATGCAGAATACCAATGCTTTACAGTCACAGCTTGCAAATTGCTGCTGTGAAACCCGTGAGGCCATTCAGAATGTCAACTACAATATGGCAACCAACACTTGCGCATTGCAGAACACAATGAACAGCAACACAAGGGACATTATCGACACGCAGAACGCAGGCACAAGGGCAATCCTTGACTACTTATGCCAGGACAAGATAGCCACATTGCAGGCAGAAAACAACAGCTTAAGACTCGCCGCATCACAGGATAGACAGAACGCGCTTCTGACTACGGCTATGAACGCACAGGCAAGTCAGATCATCAACGCAGTTAGTCCTCAGGCTATTCCGGCATATGTTGTTCCTAATCCTAACGCTTATGCTTACGGATGTGGTTGCAATACCGGATGTGGATGTTGGCAACAGAATAATTGAGTATCTTAATTGAGTTTAACTCGATTATGTCTGCTTACGCAGTATTACTTATAACACAAGGGCAGACTGTATGGTTTGCCCTTTTGCACATTGAAAACAGAATATTAAGTTGATGGATTTTTAAATTTGTGGTACAATTTCCGAAAAAGAAAGGAGTGCCAGAATGATTATTTTCAGACAACATAGAGGTGGATTAGCTGAATCCCTAAAAACAACAAGGGAATTTGAAAACTTTGATGATATGAAAAAATACATATACCAAATTCACAAAGACTTTTGCCAAGAGATAGGAGCGGCAAATGCACCATTTGAAATATCAGACATTGTAATTGACCATACTTCAAAAATAGAAGATGCGAGAACAAATTGGCACGATACAATGTATGTTTGTGTTAAACGATACGGAGATGAAGATTATATTGAAAAATATGGAACTCCGCAATGCATAGGAATGTGTGCGACAGACTACAAAAAGTAAATAATGGATTTTTAAACCATCAACTAATATTCAGTTGGTGGTTTTTTTATTTTATGAAAGAGAGGAAAGAAAAATGGCAGAATTTTCAACAGTTGCCGCACAGACTGTAGCGGCAAACAGTAATGTGTTATTCACAGACACAACATCTAGCTGCAACAAGGGCTGTATTATGCATAGAGCCGGTAGCGGCCAGATACAGATTAAAGGTGCAACTAACAGCTGTCGCGCAAAGTACAGAGTAGAATTTTCCGGTAACATCGCGGTACCTACCGGCGGAACAGTCGGAGCAATCTCTCTTGCGATTGCAATAAACGGAGAACCGGACTTATCAACACTTGCGATTTCTACTCCGGCGGCAGTAGAAGAGTTTAACAATGTCGCTATGGCAACAGATGTATGGCTTCCTTGCGGATGTTGTGAACAAATATCGGTTAAGAACACTTCAACGCAGGCGATCAGTGTGGCAAATGCCAATATCACGGTTAATCGCGTAGGTTAGGAGGTGGCAGTATGGACGTATCAAGAATGCACGATATGATAGAAAAACTTTCAGAGTGCGCTAAAATTGAACTTGACAAGGGAACAAAGCACATTGACGCGAACGAAATGGGTAAAGTTACAGATATGCTCAAAGACCTTGCTGAAGCTATGTATTACCGTGTTCTGACAGAAGAAATGGAAGAAGATAGCGGCAGACGTTTCTATGACGATTACCGCTATAAAACAACCGGAAGATTTGCGCCAAAGGGCAAAGGAACATATGTCGGCAGACACGGTTATGAAGAACCGCCTTATTGGCATATGACACCGGAGATGTACCGCGATATGGATAAAACCTATGGCAGAATGTACTTTACAGAGCCGGTAACAATGGATAGCGGAAGAACCGAAAGCCGATACGACACGGCAAAGAGACATTACACCGAAACGAGGGATATGCACCGCGAGAACACAAAGGAAGATAAAGAGCACAAGATGAAAGCACTTGATGAGTACATCAAGGAACTTGCCGGAGACATTACGGACATGATTGACGGTATGACAGCGGAAGAGAAAGCCTTGGCAAAATCTAAACTGTCAACATTAGTCACAAAGATGTAACTACAATGCCGTGGTAACGCGCATATTGACGTTATCACGGCGGTTTGTATGATGTTGGAGGAAATCTATGGTAATTGAGATAAACGGCTCATTATGGCGAATACAAGCCGTAGACGGGCATAATAAATTATTAATCCGCAGTGACGGTGTATACACTTTGGGTGTGACGGACAACAATGTTAAGACAATATACATTAAGCAAGGACTGTCTGACCGTATGTTTGATAAAGTTTTGTGCCACGAACTCACACACGCATATGCCTTTGAATACGGATATTTTCTTGACATCAAGACCGAGGAAATAGTCGCCGACTTTATGTCACTGTACGGCAGACAGATTGTATATATGGCTGATGAAATTATGAACAATGTATTAAGGAGGGCATTATGATTGACCTTAAGGCACTTTATGAAAGGGTGCAGAAAACCAATCCGGAAATCACTGAAAACAAAATTCGTGAGGAAATCGGAAAATCTGAATACGGAGCAAAGGCACTCATTATATCCACAGCGGATAAAAATAGTGTTGACAAATAGCAGATTGCACTGTATTATAATAGCAAATATTAATAGTAACCATTTTGGAATGTAAAGATTTACTTAAATCATATAATAAATAGACACATTATGGAAAAGTCATAGACTATCTATGGCTTTTATTACTTTTCGGAGGTACGAATATATATGAAAGTGGTAAAATTAAAGACATTCCAACAAATGGCACATTTTAGAGACCATATGGCACCGAGCGGAGCAGATTGCTATCCATTACCGCCATTCAGTACAGTATGTGGCCTGATACACAATTTATGCCAGTGGACACCCTATCATCCTTTAGACTTCTTTATTTCCGGCAAGGGAATTATGAATACCGAGGTCAGACGTGAATGGCAAGGCGGTTATCATTTTAAAACGGTAAATGCGGATGCAAAAAAGCGATGGGATATTATTACGGATGACGAAAATGGCTCACATGCCGGTTGGGTAGGAGCTATAAAAAATCATGCGATGCTTACCGACCTTAATCTGACAATTTACATCAAGGCTGATGATGAGGATTTGAATGCGATATACAAAGCATTAATTAATCCACCGATTTATCCGTCATTAGGCGAATACGGCGATTTATGTGACATACAAAGTGTTGAGATAATCGACTTAACGGAGTATGACGAACCGCGAACCGGAGAATTATCAGAACCGGCATATATACCGGTAGACAAATTCGGCCGCAACTGTCTTGGCACTGTTTACTCATTAAACAACCGATATACCATTGTAAATAGGCATAGGCGATTTGAAAAAGTACGATGCTTTTGGGCGGACAAAGGGCAGAAGATAGACAGCAAATTATTTGATGGAAATGCGCCGATAGTATTCATAGAGTAAAAAATAAGGGATATGGCAAAAGTCATATCCCTTTTAACATATAGAATTTTCCATTTTCAGCAAAGCCAACAGCATAGATGCTTTCATTAATTTGTGACTCTCATATCGCCGCCAAATTCAGCAATATCATCTTCTAATTCCTTGATTAAATCTTCACATTCATATGAAATTCTCTCCCCTTGATGATTTATTAATGGCATATATATCCTCCGTAAAATTTAAAATTTTTTTCAAAAAATTTCGGGTCAACTTTTTTGATACCCCCCTACCTTTGTATATAGCACCGCGAAAACCGTTTTCAACATTTTTTCATTTTTGTGCGAAATTTCCGAAAATTTTTTTGACGGTTCTGAACAATTTCGGATTTCGGGTACACTGGTCCTACTACTCGGCAGAAGCAGGGCGCAGGCTGTCGGAATGCTGCCGGTGTTCATCTGATCCGGTGCGCAATGGCAGAATTCGCCGCGCTAAATTGTCCGCGAAAATGGCACAATTAACCGATAGGCTAACCGGTGCAAAAGCGCAAAACGGTACAATTAAATCAATTATAAGCCGGCCAAAACCACAAGTCAATATTTAATTACAGCCAGGGGAGACCGGCACGAAAAAAAGAGGGCACGGATGCCCTCTTATAACAGTTGTTCGTCAACCTCGTTATCGCTTAATTCGGTTAAGCTGTCGACGTGTCCCGGCTCTCCGTTGAAGTGGTACAAGGCACTACAATAGACAATAAATCGCGCAACCATAGGCTTGTACCCGGCTTTGATAAGCCTTCTAACGTCCTTGATTGTATATTTTTCTTTTTTGGGCAAAATAAGGCTTTGCCCTGCCATGTCATGATATCCCATTTTTGACCTCTTTCTTTTAAAATTTAGGGCAAAATTACCCTACAAAACCGCCGCCGGCAATGAGCCGGTGCGCATCCTCTGCGGCGGCTACTCTACATACTCCATACGTTCCCAACCGGCGCGGACTATTTCCTCGTCGTTAAGGTCGCCCGGATTATATTTTATAATATTAAAATACTCTGTCCATGATACGACATCGACGGCCTCGGTGTACGGGTCGGCATCATCGGCACAAAGAACATAGTTCTCATCACGGATAAAATCCGCCACACCGGCGACAGCATCGGTTGCGCTGTACCACTCATAATATCCGGCTGCCGCTAAAAACTTCCTGCCGTCCTCATAATTCAATTTTTTCAAAACCTCAATGTCAACTTTTTTCATATCTGTTGACCTCCTTTTTGTTTTATAATACCCCATAACAGGGTTAAAAGCAATCCGGGGAGTTGAACCCCGGACAATAGCCGCCCGGCTTGCCTTAATTATGCGGCGATTACTACGCCGTTGCTCATTTCGTTAACGTCGTAGTCACAGTCTCTATGATATGCTTCATAGTCGAAATAATAGCGAATATTTGGCATATTAGCGAGTTCCTCGTCTATCAGCTCGTCGCACGTATCATAGTAACTGTCTATATCCTCATAGAAGGTATAGCGGTCTAAGCTGTCGACGGCCTCGGCGATGTCTTCTGTTCCGAGATATTCCATCAGGGCGACAGCCTCGCGGCGTTCTTCCTCGTCCATATTTTCAAGGGTTTCAATAATTCGTATAACGTCGTAGACATTTGAATAGTTGAGGTTCTCGAACTCGTAGCCGGTGTAGTTGTCAATATCAGCAATGAACCATTCCCCGCCGTCGCGCTCTGGGTTCTTCTCGATAAATGCCTTAGCCTCATCAGTTGTCATCCAACCGTAACCAATACAGCCGTCATTATATGCACCCCATGTATTAAGATATACCTTTGTGATTTCTTCCATTTTATTTTACCTTTGCAGCTTTGCGGCTGCCCTTTCTTAATTGATAACTAGATTATATATCTATTATCAGATATTGTCAATAGGTATTTATATCTTTTTTCAGATATTTTTTACTTGACAAAAAAACTTCTATATTATATAGTAGATATAGAATTTTTAATCGGAGCGGAACGGCTCCAGAAAGAAGATATATAATGATAAAATATAAAATTGATGTCCTGGCGGAACTCAAGGCGCGCGGATATTCACAACCACGGCTTATGGCGGATAAGATATTGAGCGGGGCGACACTTGCAAATATCCGACATGGTGCGACTATCTCGATGGATGCACTCAACAAGATCTGTCTGCTGCTAAGATGTCAGCCGGGCGACGTTCTCATATCTGAACCGACCGACGAGGAGAAGATCAGATTTTTTTAAAAAATTAAAATAAGGTATTGACATTATATCTGTTATTAGATATAATGAATATATCAAATAAAGGTAGTCGGCGTTGAGCCGGTAAAACTTGACGATATGAGCAATAACCACGCATTCCTTGGATATAACGAACGTACTCATAACGCCTACCGCGTGTTGTTCATCAACCGCGGATGCGAGGAAGAGCGGGAGGACCCGTTAGAAGATTATGTTGTTGTCATCAACGACATAGAGGAGGTGGAATAAACGAACAAGGAAGACTTAAGAAAGTACAAGAGGGTTACAGATGTAACCCGTGAAGAATGCTACATAGGTAGCCGGGAATGTAGTTCATGTATGCATGCGTTCCCCGGTAATCATGCCGTTGACCTTATGCACACGGACGTAACGCCGGACTGTCCAAGCGTATGTCTGATGTGTAAAAAAACGGATAATTGAGCGCCTCCGGGTGCTCTTTTTTTTGCTCAAAAATGCCGTAAAATAAGGGCTTGCGCGGTTCTGATTACAATCTGTTTACAATCTGTATACAACTTGTATACAAAATGTTACGGTTTTGTAACAAATTGTAACCTGAGATTTAGATTTAGATTTAGATTAGATATTAAAATATATATAATACTCCTTTACAGTCGTATTATATATGAGAGAGCGGGCGCGTGCGCGCGTAAATACACCATTTTCTCTTTTTTGTCAAGTGAAAAACAAAAATTATTTCCGATATTATTTTTTTTATTTACTTGATAAAATAAAATCTATGTGATATAGTTGATGTCATCAACAACAATATATTGCTATTGCACATACGATAGCTGGAACAATCCGGCACACGACAAACAAACGATTTTAAAAAATACACAGAGCAGAACAAATCGCCTGATGTATTTTCTTTTCGTTTGTTTTTTTATTTCCAGGAAGGAGGCGCAACAGATGCCGAAAAAAAATACTTATATTCCGAGCCGCAACACAGAAAAAGCCGAGAACGGGACAGAATATTACACAAGCAATATGTGCCGCCTTGCGGATGAATACGTGGACAACCTCCCAGACCCGGCAGCTATAACAGATAATACTACACTATTTAGCGGTATGATAAAATATATCAATGTTAAATGGTTTAAATATAATAAACCTAACTACAATGATATTAAGTTGTTAAATAATATATGGGATATATATACGGGTCTTTGTTATAAATATAATAAATACCCAACAATCCTTGAGTTTATAGTATTAACCGGTATAAGTAAAGATACTATGAATAAATGGAAGAATGAGACTACTAGAAGTTATATATATTATGATTGTAATAATAATATAATAAAAGATATAGAAAGTTATAGATTAAACTATCCAGAGGCTGAAATAAGACAGGAACTGAGTACCTCCCACGCGTCCACGGTCAAAAGATGGTTTAATGAATGTGAAAATAACTTACTCCGAGGAGCGCAGGAGATAAACCGTATCGGGTGCATTTTCGCCTTGAAAGCGAACTACGGATACACGGAGACCGCGCCGGCAACCAAGGAAGGACCGCAACGCGACAGCCTGACCGCTGCACAGCTGCCACAATTGACCGCTTCCGGATGCCTTGAATTGTCCGACAATGAGACACAATAAGCAGTTGCAAGCCATACACAATTTAGACACAATTCAGACCTTTAAAAACCCCTTTAAAATAAGGATTTCCGGACACGGTAAACCTTAATAACGACACAAAATAAATATTTTGCGACATACTTAACCATAAATGCGTTGAATTGTATTAATTGTTTGGAAATGGTACACAATTTAGCCGCTATGGGGGAGGGGGTTAGATAGATCCACCAAAAGGCTCTACTAAGTCTCCCGTACTACCGCAAAAATAAAAAGGCTTTCCGGTAGTCCTATCCCAAAATATTCCAAAAAACAAAAAGGAGTAACTCAATGTTGTATAGCAGTTTGGCAGAAATGCAAAAATCTTATAGAGACCGCGTTAAGGATATTCTTGATAAAGACACCACTTTGCCGGCAAGTAAACGTGAGGTATTGCAGATATTTGATTACCTGGCAGAACAGCACGCAGATGATGTTAGAGCTTGTAACATTCTTGATAAGGTTGTTAAAGCTAATGTCAGCCGCAGGAAATACGAAAAGATTATGCTTGCGGCGGCTAAAGAACTTACGAATATGCGTTAAGCATAAAGGGGCATCGTTTAATGGCAAGACACGGCACTTTGACTGCCGGGATATGGGTTCAATTCCCATTGCTCCCGTTCGGGAAGAGGTTCAGATGGACGGCTGAATGGCTCTTCCCTCACATGATATATCTGTATTCCATATTTATCATGAACCCCCTTTCTCCGCTAGGACTATTCTGTTAAGAACCGTGAGAGACGGTTCGGCGGGGTTTGTTCGGACAGAACATTAAGATGTCTGCTTGTGTGCGTATCCCACTGCACACAAACGGCATTGTGGAAATCAACCCGTGGTTTTATTTGTTTCCCACGTTCCGTGATAGGCGGATGACATGTTATAACTCCTCTTAAAAGTATGTGGTATGCAGACGTGCGGTTGTTTGCATACCGGCGCAAAACGTAGCTTAATTGGCGAAGCAAAGGTTTTTTCATCCTTTCTGACCTTGATGCCGGTCCGACTCCGGCCGTTTTGTTTAAAACATGATTATCTCGGTGGAGAGAGGTTTTTCAGCCTTGCCGAGACACGCGAGAAAACGAGATAGGCATAATCGGGATACCGGATATGCTAATATCTTTTGCTGTACTGTGAGGTACGGCAGGGAGACGGAAACCGTCAACAATGCTTGCGTGGTGTATCATCATAGAGAAGCCAAGGGCAGAGGACTTGTGGCTGTGAATAATAGACGCCTACGGTGTAGGAATAATCCGTTGAAGTTCGTGGAATGAGAGACCACGGACAAATCACGGAAAATCTCAAATTAAGCAGTGTGCCTTGAAACCGGAGAAATCCGAATATAACACAAGTAACTCGTTAAAGTAGCGGTATGGCACGATTTCATTCTAACAATTATCGAATGGCGAACACGATAATATTCCGAAAGAACCGTGAAATTTGTGGGTATCAATCCCGCGTGTGCTTGAAAGCGGCAAGAAGCCTTAGGGTCGCTCCCAAAGGCTCGGACTTGTCGTCACAGTGGCAGAATATGGCTGTATGTATGGTGAATAAAGAGAAATCTTAATTATGTTTTACTTTTTGGAATGGCAAGATAGGTATTGTAGTAGTAGGGACTTGCCGTTCCAAAATGTGCAGATGTGGTGTAATGGTATCACAGTAGCTTGCTAAGCTATCCGGCAGAAATGCCGTCAAGGTTCGACTCCTTGCATCTGCGCTTTCACATATAAACGAAATGGGAATATAGTTGTTGGTTGTCTGTATTATCCCAAAACCATCTATGTGTGAGTTGATGTGTGCTGAAATAGGTAGCCAGTATTGCAGTAGATTTATGAGTTGAAATCTGCAACTTAGATCACTCGTCTTAAGTGTCATGTGGAGGTTCAAATCCTCACCACATCAAGCGGTCGGGTAGCTCCCGAATAAGCAGGCGTTACAGTAGTCCCTGCTGAATAATTAAAATGCTTGTGTGGCTAGTTTTAACTCGAATATGAAAAGAGTTGGAATTGGTCACGCAAGAAACTGTACAACGGACAGTAGTTCAGTCGGGAGAATACCCACTGCGCTAAAGGAGGCAGTTATATGTTCAAAAGATTGGCAAATTGGTATATTCGCAGGAAGACAAAGAATTTAACCCGAATACCGCTTTTTACAATGACATTTGATTACCGGAAATATAAAGCGGAGGGCAAAAAGGACAGCTGCACATTTTATTGTCATCCTGATATTGTGAATGACGAGTATGTGAAAGAAAAGCTGTCTGATGTTGTTGATTATATCCGAGATAACTATGATTTGGATATATTTACAAGAATTTGAGGTGGCGATATGTGTAAATTTTGCGAAGAAACAAACTTTAAAATCGTAGATGGGTATGAAAAAGGGAAAAAACATACAGAAAGAACAAAAAGTATTTTTTGCTCAAGAGATTATGAACTCAACGAAGTCAATGGAATAATATTAGTGATTGACGAAGATAAAGAAAACCGACTGTATTTTGATAATTCAAGTTGGGAATATGCAAGAGGATATATAAAAATCCATTATTGCCCTATTTGTGGCAGGAAGTTGGTGGAATGATGGCTAAAGTGGCGTTACTTGACCATTCAAGCGGAATTGTTAGATTATTTCTTGATGGCGAATTTTTAAAAGGAGTAATAAGTATTGATGGCATATCCAATATTTACCAAAAAGACGCGGCAAAAGAAATTAAAATAACATTACTAGCAGACGAAGTTAAGGTAAGACTTTCAAATGGAGAAATAAAGGATATATCAGAAATATAGAGAGTTGGTGTGAGAATGAACGACTTTTTAAAATTCTTTGACGATAAAGCAAAAGACTTCCCTATGCACCTTGAAATCACTTACAGCAAGATATGTGATTGGAATATTTTGATTTATAAAAAAGGTTGCGCTGATGATTATCCTGAAGCTAGGCATGACGGCGAAGATGTAGTAATTGTCGATGAAAGCGATGGCGATATGGAACTTTGCTTTGCTAGGGCGCATGTGAAGTTGAAAGAATGGCTGTTAGAATTTGACGGCGGATATTAAGGCGGTGTAAGAATGAAAAACGGATGTTACATAACCGACAAGGGCGTGAAATACGAGATTTGCAATAATCAAATAATGGTTGAACACGATAACGAATATTATGGCTGTTTGTATGGCAAATCATCAATGGTCATATATAAAGGCAATCTAGAAGTGTTACATACCGGTTCGAGAAATATCAATACACCCGACGAACTATTTGACTTACTTTCAGAGATGCCAGAGATGTTTGAGAGGTTTATGAGGAATGAATAACATTGACAATCCTTTATATGATTATCAACCGCCATCTAAAGAAGCAATGGTAAATTTCGGCATAGATATTTCAAAAGAAGCGGTAGAAAAATATGCTTTGGAAAAGTTTGGCAGACTGCCACAAAGCCGCAGTGAAATGACTCGCACTATGGAGTCTAAAATAATTGAAGAAACAAGGAGGTTTATGAGGAATGAGTAAAATATTTAAAATGCCTGAAAATATGATAATTCCAAAAGCTAGAGTTGAAAAAACAGGTGAAGAAGTAATTGCAGTTGCGTTTGATTTAGGTTTGGAAACAGGAGACCGACCAATAGCAATGGTATTTGAGAACCATAGCGGAAAAGCCTATATCAGAAAACTTATTAAAGATGATGAAGCATTGGAACTGCATAAGTTGTTGACGGAATAGGAGCGTTGAAAATGAAAATAATAGCAATAGCAATGTTTGCGATGGCAGGAATCGTATTTTTGTTCTTGGGGGTATATTTTCTAATTGACTATATCATAACAAGACAAAGGCTCAAAATAAATCAAAAGGCCTGGGACGAATGCAGTGCAAATATGGATTTTGATAGAAAGCATGATGTGTATTTGTCTTGGTGTACAGAACAAAAGGCGAAAAACGGATGGCATAATTATTATTTTCCAAGATTTTAAGGAGCGAGTAATGATGAGTAAACCTTGGTTATGTACTACTTGTGTTAAAAGAAGAAAATGCCCTAAACACTTTATTGTGCGGCTTTTGGGTATTGCGAAATATGTTCATAGCACAAATTGTTATGAACCGGAATGGAAACCAACATACAAACAAGAGCCGTTGGAAAATTACTTTAAGGAGTAAAAAATGAGCATATTCAAACCGTGTAAAAAATGCGCTTGCTACAGAGAAGACATATTGGTAAGCGGAGAAAAGCAAAAAGTTTGCAATCCGCCGGGTTTTTCAATCCCAACAGTCTTATGCAAGGATGTTAATGCAATCAAGTGTAGAAAAATAAGAAATATTTTAGAGAATAAGAAAAGTGAGAGATGAAATCATGTGGATACTCATTGTGACAGCAGCCGTGACAACAATCTTTTTGATATTAATTCTGACCGTGTACTACATTGTTGACAGTGCTATTACAAATAAAAGACTGAAACAAAATCAGATTGCCTGGGACGAGTTTAGCAAGAATATGTCGTGTAAAGACAAAAAACAATGTTATTTAGAATGGTGCCATAAAAGGAAGATTGAAAAAGGGTGGCATAATTATTATTTTCCGAAAATGTAGGAGCCGAGAAATTATGGAATATCAAAACACAATGCTATGTTGCGGATATAGTGGCGAATTAAAGCCTTGCGAGGATATAAAGAGTTGCGATTTGTGTGTCGGACCTTACATTGACGCAAATGGGAACGAAAGATATGTATGTGGTCTCGGCACGAATACTTTTAAATGCAAAAGGGATAACCCAAATTGGAAACCCTTGACAAAGCAACAGTTTATTGAATTGCATAATAAAATGCTGATTTGCGGAAGAGGGAGAAGTATCGAAGAACTCCTTGAGAGAGCAATAATTGACGGAATTGTGGAGAAATAATTTAATTGCTGATTATCAGCGGAAAGGAAGAAATCATGAAAAAGAAACTTTTAGCATTAGGAATGACAATCTGCATTGCGCTTGGAATGGTTGGCTGTAGAACCGCAGATGTCGTGAATCACAATCTGTCAAAAGATGGAGATGAGTTCAATCTCTATCGAAAAATTACAGTTACAAATGCAAGGACAGATACAATTATGTTGCAGGCAGAGGGATATATGAGTCTTAGCAACAACAGTAGTAATGAGCTTGTAGTTACTATCAAAACAGGTGAGAACACATATTGTAAAGATTATATATATCTTAACGATTGGACGTGTTATGTTATGGAGCAAACAGAACCGGTTGGGACAGATAAGTACCATTATGAATTGGTGTTTTACCCTGAAAGATTAATACCAGATATTGATATTAAATAAATAATATATTACCGCCGCATAAGAGGTTTGCGGCGCTACCCTAGAAAAATTATAGGCAGAGAGGTCTATAAGCATCTCTGCAAAAGCGGAGGTGCTTTTCTTTATGGCTAGTCAGAGCCTTATTTCCACAGTAAACGGATATGAAAACTACATAGAGCGAAACGGAATAGACGAACAGGTCATTGACGCATACATACAAGCTGTGGCTGTGGCTGTAAGAACAGAAAATGATGTTGAGTATGGTCTTAAAGTATCTGCAAAAACAAAGCAAATAATTGCACAATTTGTTAAAGAAAATACCGGAGGCCGTGTCGCGGATTTAGAGGTTTATGCCGGAGATAATAATACTTCCTACAGAATATTGGATCAGTTTTACGATGTCTTAATGTATGAAGCGGCGTATTTAGTTGACAGCTTTTTTTACTACATTGAAATTGACGAAAAAGACCCATGGAAGAGGTTCTATTTTCCGAGAAGACAGGTTTTAAAGCCGGTAGTAGGAGCATATCAGGAAATTTACGATGGAAAATTGGATTTTTTATCAGTTTCACAACCGAAACGTACTGGTAAGACCACTGGTGGACTAAAACTTGCACAAATGATGGGTGGCAGAGACCCGGACGGAAGTATATTTGGCGTAGGAAAAGGCGAAGGACTTGTTAAAAGGTTTTACGGCGGGTTGCTGCAAGACTTTGAGAACGAAAACACATATAAACGATTTTTGAGCGTTTTTCCTGATGCTGTAAAAATAGGTGATAATTACAAAAGTGCTGAAAACCTTTCCATTGACCTTAAGAGCAAAAACATTTTTCCTACGTTTACTTGCCGACCTATTGATGGAGCCATTGTAGGATGCACAGAAGCAAACGTGCTTGTTTATATTGATGACTGCGTTAAAAACCACGAAGAAGCAAGGAATCGAGATAGATTAGAGTTTTTGTGCGAAAAAGTTACAGACGATGTTTTGGGGCGTAGATTAGAGGGCACGCCTATTATTATTCAGGGCACAAAATACAGCTTGTATGATCCTATTACAGCACTACAGAACAAGGCCGATGAATTAGGGTGGAGATGGAAAGAAGTAGCAATTCCGGCGTTAGACCCAATTACAGATGAAAGCAATTGGGAAATATGCCGTAAAGACAAAAAAGGATTGCGAAAAATTTTTACTACAGATTACTACCGAAAAGAACGCAAACTTGTTTCACCGGAAACATGGGCCGCAGAATTTCAGCAGGAGCCTTACGAAGCCAAAGGCCGTATGTTCGCTCAAAGCGAGCTTAATTACTTTGAGGAACTTCCGGTCGATAGAGAACCTGATGCAATTATGGCAGCTTGTGATAGTGCAGACAAGGGAGAAGATAGTTGTGCTATGCCTATTGGGTATGTGTACGGAAATGAAGTGTACATTGTGGATGTTGTATTTGATAATGCCGGAACACAATTTACCAAACCTGAATGCGCCAATATGCTTGTCAAACACAATGTTAAAACGGTTACATTTGAAAGCAACAGCGCCGGAGAATATTTTGGCCGCGATGTTATGGAACTTGTAAAGCAAAAAGGCGGCCGATGCAGTGCAAGATTTAAGTTTAACTGCACTAATAAAATTACAAGAATGGAAAATGCAAGAGATAATATTATTCGTGATTATTATTTTAGAGATTTTAAAAAGATGGATAGACAAAGCCAATATTATAAGTTTATGGATGAACTTACTAAGATGACACGAAGCGGAAAAGTACCACATGACGATGCACCAGACAGCATATCACTTTTTGAAAACGAAATGCGAGGCGGCACTGTTGCAAAAGCTGAAGCTATGTTAAACCCATTTAGGAGGTATTGAATGACGACCAAAGACTATCTCAATCAAGTAGGCAGGCTTAATCGAATGATTAACAACAAGCTTGTGGAAATCGCGCAGCTTAAGGAATTGGCTTGTAGTATATCAGCAATACAAACCGGAGAACGAGTTCAAGCGACACCGAACTACGACAAAATAGGCACAGCATACGCCAAAATCGACGAAATGGAACGAAAGCTTGATAAGCTGATAGATACTTATGTAGACAAGAAAAACCACATTATAGGTCAAATAGACGGCATAGAAGATGAAATGCTGTATAATATATTGTTTGCAAGATATATTGAACGGAAGACATTTGAAAAGATTGCTACGGAACTTGAATATTCGTGGAGACAGATAATAAGACTTCACGGAAAGGCACTTAAACAATTTGAAAATCAATATGGCAGAGAATATCTTGAAAGATGACATAGAATGTCATAATGGCGGCGTGTTAATATTACAGTGGTAAATATGTGTTTCTCCTTAACACACATAAGTCCCCATATCCCCAGGTTGAGCATCGTGCGGTTGCGCGGTGCTCTTTTGAATTGAAAAAGGAAAATTATGGAAAGTAAAACAATATATTGCCCTCGGTGTGGGCGCAAAGTTACCACATATGATGGTAAATCTACTATAAATCCATTCGCCAAGTGCAAAAAATGTAAGAAACTTGTCATATATGACATAGAACACGATAAGACATTATTAAAACCGCTCCCAGAACGCAGAACAAGTTCGGGAGTTACTTTTTGTTAGAGGTCGAATATGAACACAATGTATTTACAAGACCTTGTTAAAGGCTGCTATGGTAGAAAAATTGCATATACGAACATAGACAAGATAACACCGGATAATGTCGTTAAAGTAATCGGAAGCACTATTGGAATTTTTAATTGGAATAGAACGATTATAAAATATCTGTGGGATTACTATAAAGGCGATCAGCCGGTGCTGTACAGGCAAAAGCTGACAAATGCGGATATAACAAATAAAATTGTAGAAAATCACGCATATGAGATTGTTCAATTTAAGGTAGGCCAAACCTACGGCGAGCCGGTTCAGTTTATAAGCCGCAAGAATGATGAAAATATCAATAAAGCAGTTGATATTCTTAATGATTTTATGACAGATGCTAACAAGCAAGAAAAAGACATAAAAGCCGGAGAATGGCAATCCGCCACAGGAACATCATTTAAAGCTGCTCAACCTAAAGCAGGAAAAATACCGATTAGAATTGTAGCACCTACTCCTATGAACACCTATGTTATCTATAACGAAAACACCGAAGAACCAATACTTGCGGTACAGGAACTCAAAGATGCAGACGGAAAACGGTATAAAATGGCTTTCTCGGACACAATGTCCTTTACTGTTGCCGATAGCAAGGTTATTAGCACTAAACTACACACATACGGCGAGGTTCCTATTGTTGAGTTCCCGAACAATCACGAAAGAATATCTGATATTGAGCTTGTTTCGGGAATGCTTGACGCAATTAATAATATGCAATCAAACAGAATGGACGGCGTGGAACAGTTTGTGCAATATTGGGTTAAATTCGTTAATTGCGAAATTGATGAAGAAAACTTTAAGAAGATGAAAGAAAGTCACGCATTGGTTGTTAAATCAATTAATAAAGATAACAAGTCCGATGTCGACATAATGACACAAGAACTTAATCAAAGCCAATGTCAGGTTGCTAAAGACGATTTATGGAATAATACATTGTCGATATTAGCAATACCAAACAAGCAAGGAAATACAGGTGGAGATACACAAGGAGCAGTAGAATTAAGAAATGGATGGGATTTTTCAAAGACAAGAGCAAAACTGAAAGACCCGCTTGTTAAAACATCTGAGAAAAGACTTGCCACCGTCGCTCTTAATATTTTGCGACTTGCAGGGATCGATTTAAAACTATCGGTTACAGATTTTGATGTTCAAATAAATCACAGTCCGCAAGACAATATGTACACTAAAGCACAAACATTGGTTGTGCTATTACAAGCCGGAATACATCCGCTTGTGGCAATTAAAACAGTTGGCCTTTGGGGCGATGCGGAGAAAACATATGTATTATCTAAACCTTATCTTGACAACCTTTACAAAACTATTAAAGACGCAGAAGAACAAGAGAAAAAGGCACAAGAGATAGTTACACAATTAAACAAACAGCAGAATAAAACAGCTACCGAGAAATAATCGGTAACTGTTTTTATTTTATAAATTTTGCAGTTGTGCGTAAAACAACAGAAATCACATGTGGAGCAACCCACGTTAATAAGCGTAGTGACACGGAGGTAATTTATGACAAGAGAACAGGCAAAACAGAACCTTATTACTATCGGAGTAGCAGAACCGACAGACGAGCAGATAAGTAATTATCTTAATCAGGTCAACGGCGAAACCCAAAAGGAGAAAGATAAGGCAAACCAGTACAAAGCTAAAGCTGACACGGCAGACAACTTACAAAAACAGCTTGATGAAATACAAGCCGGTAATATGACCGAACTTGATAAAGCAAATAAAGCCTTAGAGACGGCCAATAAGCAAATAGCAGACTTACAGAAGTCTAATGCTATTAGAGACTTGCGCGAAAAGGCTATGACTGATTTTAAAATCACAACAGAGCAGGCGAAGTTGATTGTGAAAGAAGACGGCAGCTTTGATACAGCCGAACTTGGCAAGATTATGTCCGAAAAAGAAACAGCTGCGGCACAGGCTAAAGAACAGGAAATCGCAAAACATCAGGATATTCCGGGCGGCGGCAGTAATAAAGGCGGTACGGATAACAAGACCGAAGCTGAAAAAATAGCTGAAAGCATTATCTCTAGTGTACCTAAAGACAATGACGTTTTATCACATTATATCCAATAACAGGAGGCAAAAAAATGGCGAAAGAAATGAATATGCAGTATGAGACAACTACATATGCGGGCGATGTTCAGATTTTAAAGCGCGAACCTAACGAAGCAATCCCGCTGACACTCGATTTCGAGGACGTAACAGAAAAAAACGCAGATGGTAAAAAGATCGTTAAGGCCGGAACACCAATCGGAAAAACCGGAAAAGTAGACAACACGGCAACCGTAGTTGGCATCTTGAGATTTGACGTGACAGAAGATAGACCACAGGGCGTACTTCTTAAGAAAGCATATCTTAACACGAAAGTGGCAGAAACACATTCCGGCGTTACATATGACGCAACAGTTAAGACAGCTCTTCCAATGATCGTATTTGAATAACAGGAGGTTGAACAAATGTTAATAAATGATGTATTAGATAGTAAATCTATTGCTTTATCAGCGACAGAAAATGCTAGTAACCAGATACCATACCTTGGATTACAGTGGTTTCCGGAGAGAAAGAAACAAGGACTTGATTTAAGTTGGATTAAGACACATAAGGGTCTTCCGGTGTCACTTGCTCCATCTAATTTTGACTCTATCCCGACACTTAGAGCAAGAGAAGGATTAAGCAAAGAGAAAACACAGATGGCATTTTTCCGCGAGGGAATGACCATAGGCGAAGAGGAAATGCTTGAAATTGAGCGTATTCAGTCCGCTGATGACCCTTATCTTGCAAGTGCCTTATCAAGTGTATATGACGATACAAATACACTTGTAAGTGGTGCGGAAGTAGTTCCGGAGCGCATGAGAATGTCACTTCTTGCGACTAATGCAGGTCATCCGGTAATTGCTATCGAGAGCGACGGCGTTCAGTATGCTTATGATTACGACAAAGACGGAACGTATGCAGCTAATCACTATGCAAAGCTTTCCGGCACAAGCATGTGGAGTGACACAGCAAATTCAAAGCCACTCACAGACCTTAATAACGCAAGGAAAAAACTGCAAAAGCAGGGCAAAATTGCTAGATATGTGCTTATGAACAGCAACACATTCCAATATTTGCTTGATAATGCACAGATAAGAAACTCAATCCTGGCGCAGAACCTTACAGCAACAATTGAAGTTGATGATGACACTGTTATTTCAGTAGTGCAGAAGAGAACAAAGCTCACTATCGTACTTTACGATAAGATGTACATTGACGATGCCGGCAATGAACAGTATTTTTACCCAAATGATAAAGTAACTCTCCTTCCGGAGGGAGACCTTGGAAAAACTTGGTTTGGAACTACACCGGAAGAAAGAACAGCAAGGCAGGTAGCCAATGTTGACGTGACTACATATGGCATTGGTATCACAGTTGCCACAAAGGTAGAATACGGTCCGCCTATGAAGATGTCCACGTTTGCATCGGAAGTTGTACTTCCGTCATATGAAAATATGGACAGCACATTTGTTTATGAGGTTCATAGCGAATTGTAGGAGGACAGTTTATGAAATACCCACATATAGTTGTTCTTAATGGCAAATGGTATAATGCAGGAGAAGAGGTTCCAGATAACACTGGAGCCTCTTTTGAGTATAGCAAAACAGCTATAAATCGTATGTCCACAGCGGATTTACAATCTTTTGCCGTTGAACAAGGCGTAGAAAATGCGGAAGAACTTACGGGAGCCGAACTTAAGAAACTGTTAATCGAGAAGTTAGGATTGTAGGAGCAAACAATGGACGAATACACCATATTAGAGCAAGTCAAGATACGACTTAAACAATTTCATATTGAAGATGAAACCGGAGAAGATGTGGTTGTGTTCGACAGCAAAGAAGACAATTTGTACATCCAACAGCTGATTAAGCAGGTTGAAAATGAAATAAAAAAAAGGCGTAATTACCCTAGCAGTTACACAGAAGAGCAGATTGCGGCAGATATGGCGAATTACGAGGACGTTATTGTCAACCTTGTTGTGTACGACCATTCGCAAGCCGGCGAGGCATATATGGAAACATATTCCGAGAATGGCGTAAGCCGTAAATGGGTTGAACGTAACAAGCTGATGTCGGACGTAATTCCTTTTGTTAAAGGATTATAAGCTGTTTAACAACGCCTTTAGGGCATTAAAAGAAGATTGTGCGTGACCGTAAAGGTTGCAGGCGGCACACTTTAAGGGTGGTGGGCGGTGTGCCATTTTACGAAGAAAGGCGGTATGTTATGACTGCATCGACAGTAGTAAGCATAATAGCAGTGACGCTTTCTTTTATTTTCGGCATTATAAGCATATGCTTTTCGTGTCGAAACAGCAAAAGAACCGACACAAAAGATATAGAAGAGCGCGTAAAAGAGAATACGCGTATCAACATGAAGTTGGATGCAATCTCGACAAACACTACGGATATTAAGAATGAAGTGTCGGAGATGCGGAAGGAAATCAATTCGCATAATGACCGTATTATCAAGGTTGAAGAGAGTGTAAAAAGCTTGCATCACAGACTTGACGGGTTGGAAATCCGAATAAACGGAGAGAAGGAGACATAAAACTATGATTGATATAACACAAGTAGGAACTGTACTTGCAATAGTAGTAATTGCGTATCTTGTAGGACTTGCGGCAAAAGCCATTAAGGTAATTCCTGATAAGGCAATTCCAATAATTGTAGGAATTGTAGGCGGTATATTGGGCGTAATCGGAATGTATGTAATACCGGACTTCCCGGCAACAGACATTCTCAATGCGATTGCGGTCGGAATTGTATCAGGTTTAGCAAGTACCGGTGTAAATCAGGTATACAAGCAGGCCACAAAGAAAGACGATGCTTGAAATCAATAAACAAACGATGAAATACTCTCGACAAGGCGAGAAAGTAGAGATATACGAAAGAGACAGCGATGGAAACATCGTGTACACGAAATACACAACCGCAGACGGTAAGCCGATACCGGTCATAAAAGATACTGTAATCGGGTATTCTGACCCGGTTACATTCCGTGCGAGCATTAATAACAAGTTGTCAGAAGCCTTGATAAAGGAATTTGGTATTGATGACAGCACAAGCTATCTTCAGATAGTAACGGATAAAGGCGCGTTACCGATTAAAACCGGCGACTACATATGGAAGTCATCGGCTGTTGGCAGAGATAAAAACAACCTTGTTGACGTTACCACGGCCGATTACATTGTCAAAGGCGTAGCAGACGAGGGATTGACAGTGGACTTATTCTTGCTGCAGAAGAATGTGAGGTAGAATATGCCGACAATCACAGTCAATATGTTTTCACAACAATCCATCCTGAACGCCGTAAACGCCCTAAAAAGTTACTCTAATTCTCTGACATATAAATGTCAGTTATTAGTCGAAAAACTTGCTGAAAAGGGCGTAGAAATCGCGAGAGTGCAATTGGCAGACCTTGATGCAATCTTCAAACGCGAATTGATAGAAAGTATTCATTCAGAATACGAAACATCGGTTCGCGGTGGCGGTGTATGGGCGGTAGTAGCCGGAACAGACCATGCAATATTTGTTGAGTTTGGAACCGGCACAGTTGGGCAGAGCAGTCCATACAAAGGCAAATTGCCGGACGGTGTGACTTGGCAATACGCAAGCGGTAAGACAATCAGACAGCTTACGGACGGCAGATACGGATGGTTTTATCCGGGCGATAACGGTAATTGGTATTTTACCGAGGGTATGCCGTCAAGACCGTTTATGTATAATACGGCAAACGAACTTAGAGAGATTATTGTAAGCACAGCAAGAGAGGTGTTCGGCAATGACTAGTGATAATCAGTGGGCGTATGACCTTGACAAGATAATATATTCGATTGTATCAGCAAGAGCGAAAGAACAGCTTATTGCGAAATATCCGACACTGTTTGTCACGGACGAAGAGGAAACATCGTCAAACCCACAGTTCCCGACAGTGTATATACACTCTCTGTCATCCGTGGAAGAGGGAGCAGACCTTGGCGGACAGACAATTAATGCTGTCAGAGCGACAGTGCAAGTCAAGGTAAGTACGAATAAGGATAACAGCGATGCAAGAGAAGTAATGAGTGCTATCGCTGATATTTTTAAAACGATGCGGTTCAAAGCGATCGCGATGCCGGAAATTAAGACGTCCGGCGGAATATACAGAAGTGATGCGCGGTTCAGACGAATAATCGGCGCAAACGACACACTAACCTAGAAGACCTTTAAGGTCTTATTTTTTTACAAAATTAGGAGGTAAAACACAATGGCATTAGCAGGAGTATCAACCCTTGGCGTGACATTTTCATACGGCGTTGAAACAACAGCCGGCACAAAGCCTACAGCATTCAAGATTTTAACCCGTATCAATTCGATTGACGAAATTACGGTTACACCGGAAGCGATAGACGCATCCGCACTTGAAGATGCACAGACGCGTAACATTGCCGGCAGAGATACCGTAACAGATACGGTAGCAGTAGGCGTAAACAAGACAGATGACACACTTAAAGAGTGGGAAGATTTGATTACCGCTTATAAGAAGCTTGACGGTGGCAAGAGAATGTGGTTCCAGGAGATAACACCGGGCATCACAAAAGCGGAGTTTTTCGTGGCAACACCACCTTCAAAACTTCCGATTACAAGCAAGGCACAGAATGAACTTAACATTATGACAATCAATCTTATCTTGGATGAGATGATTGGTACAGATGAAGCCGTTGCCCCGACATCGGGGGAATAGTTAGCCATTCGACTGACAATGTGGTTAAAAAGGCTGTATCGAATGGCACAGACACAGAAACAGCCGACTATACGCAGTACCTTAACGGTACGAAGTAACAACTGACAGAAAGGGCGGTCTACGGACTGCCCCTTTCCTATGTGTAGGACATAGGAGGAAAGGTAAAAGGTATAAACAATGAAAACTATTACTGTAAAAGGCGATGAATATAAATTAGAGTTCGGCTTTGATGCGGCTGAACACAAAAACACCGTGCAGAAAATGTTCAAGGTTAAGAGCGGTGCATATATGGTTGAAGAGGGCATATCCGTTGACGGAACACCGACAGCAAGCGGAATTATTAACGGAACAGCATCTATGGTAGGCGATATACCGGGCATCGTAAAATCAGCTTTTTTTGCAGGGCTGCTTGAACATCACGATATGCCGGAAGAAGATGCGCACGCACTTCTTAAGGACTATATGAGGGAGAATAAGCTGTCATTCCGTGATGTGTTTATGGAGCTGACAGAATGTATGGAAACTGACGGTTTTTTCGACCTTGCGGGCATAACGGCGATGCTCAAGGAAGCGGGACCGGAGGAAGAGAAGAAAACAATCAAAGCCGTCAAGACACCGCAAGACCACAAGAAACCGACTTCCACAAAATAATATGGGAAGAATACTTCCCTATGGCTTTTTCACTTGGAATATCCTTAACAGAGTTTAAACACCTTAACCCAACCAAACTTGCATTGTGTATTGAGGGCGAAAAAATGAAACAGCGGCGCATTGATACTCTTGTGTGGAGTATGTCGCGTGAGTACGGAATACCGATGATTGCCCTCGGCTCAAATAACGGTATTCTTGGCAAAAAGAAAGTCGATTTTCCGGAACGCCCAAACAGCGACAAATCAAATCCGCCTGAGGTTGACGAGAATGGGGATGAAATATTATCTCCGGAAGAACTTGACCGACAGCGCAAGGCGTTTGTACTTAAGATGCGCACGATGAAGATAAATTGGGATTTGAACCATCCAAAGAAAGACGAGGGCGGTACAGCTTAACGGCGTACTGCCCTTTATTTTTTTATAAATTAAACAGAGAAAGTAGGTGCAGAAATGGCAGATAACGACATTGACCGCTTGAAGATACAAGTCGAAGCTGAAGCGACTAAGGCGAGCAATGCAATAGACCGCTTGGCTAATAGTATGCTTAAGATGTCACAAAGCCTTGGCGTAGATACGCACAAGCTGATGAACATTGCGACAAGTATCAGACAAGTATCAGATGCGGCAACCGGCTTTAAAGGTGGCAAATCAGCCGAAATAACCTCTTTAGCACGAAGCCTTACCAAATTCTCATCTGTCGATACAAACTCGATATACGGGATTTCCTCAGCACTACATAACCTTGCAAATGGCATGGCGGCGGCACAGAGTATAGACGCAAGCGGAATAGCCGGCCTTGTAAACGCAATATCAAAACTTGGCGGCGTGAAGTCCACGGCCGGAACAGATAACTTGCTCCGTATGAAAGATGACCTTGTGCAATTCATACAAGGGATGAACTCTGTCGGAAGCCTTAATTTTGATGTTACCGGACTGTCGAACTTGATATACACAGTATCAAGGCTTGGTACGAATATATCAAGCAATGCCACGGCAAATTTACCGACAATATCAACGCAGTTGCAGAATTTTGTCCGACAGATGAATGGTATAGACTCTATTAGCTTTGATGTAAATAGACTGTACAGCCTCACAAGTTCAATATCAAAGCTTGGCGGTGTTGCATCGGGCAGGGCAATAACAAACATTCCGCAGTTGGCACAAGCGATTAAGAACCTTATGACAACCTTGGCAACGGCACCGCAGGTAAGCAATAATCTTATACAGATGACAAATGCGATTGCCAACCTTGCGGCGCAAGGCAGTAAAGCAGGAACGGCATCAAACCGAATACAAAAAGGACTTGATAACGTATCAAGGAGTGCCACAACGACAAAGGCCAAAACAGTGAGCCTTGCGCAGGTATTTGGTAAGCTGTACGCGAATTTCTTTTGGGTTATCCGCGGCGTAAAAAAATTAAACAGTGCAATCCAAAGCACAACGGATTACATCGAGGCATTTAACTATTATACCGTAGCTTTTAATAAGGTCGGCTCGGAATGGGGCGATGGATTTGCCAAGTACGGCTATGACAATGCCACAGAATACGCAAACAGTTTCGCAAAGCGCGTAAACGATAAATTAGGTAAATTATCCGGTCTTAAGGTTGATATAGACGCAGGACTTCTTGTGGAAAGCGGTGCGAAAAACCTTGGACTGAACATACAAGAGGTTACGCAATATGCGTCACAGCTTGCATCGGTAACTAACTCATTAGGGCAGAGCGGAGAGACAACGACCGCAATAGCAAAGTCAATGACGATGCTTGCAGGCGATATGAGCTCTCTTTTTAATGTTGATTACTCAACGGTAGCAACGAACTTACAAAGTGGCTCAATCGGCCAATCAAGGGTATTGTACAAGTACGGCATTGATATAACGAATGCTACATTACAGACATATGCCTATAATTTAGGCATCGAAAAATCCATAAGCGAAATGTCGCAGATGGAAAAACAGCAATTAAGAGTTCTTGCAATTCTCGACCAAAGCAAAGTATCGTGGGGCGATTTAGCTAATACAATAAATTCGCCAAGTAATATGATACGTCAGCTTAGCACGAACTTTAAGGAGACCGGTATGGTCTTAGGGCAGTTGTTTATACCAATGCTTCAAAAAGTTTTACCGGTCATCAACGGTGCTACGATTGCGGTTAAGCGACTGCTAGTAAACATTGCGTCCCTTATGGGAATTAAGATTGACTTTGAAAGTTTCGGTCAAAGCGGTTACAAAGAGGAAAGCGGCGCTGTAGATGATGTTGCGGACAGCTACGATAATGCAGCCGCGGCCGCTAAAAAGTGGCAAAATCAGCTTATGGGTTTTGATGAAATCAATAAGCTTACGGAACAGAGCGATACAAGCAGCGGCAAAACGGCAGGTGCCAAAGACACGCTTGACCTTACGGACGAAATCCTTAAGGCTACGGAAGATTACGAAAAGGTTTGGAACAAAGCCTTTGCGAATATGGAGAATGAAGCGCAGAAATGGGCGGATAAAATTTACAATACCATTACAAACCATAAATGGTATGAAGCCGGAAAATTCATAGGCAGTCTATTGTCTGACGGTTTATCCTCTGTCGATTGGGAGGGTGTCGGAAAATGGATAAGTGACGCTATATGCGATGCTATTGATTTTGTCAGAGGTTTTATTGACGGCGTGGATTGGAACGAGTTAGGAAAAGCCATTGTTGAAATGGTAAACAACATTGATGTTGGCGAAATAATTATTTCAATCGCCAAACTTGTGTTTTCACTAGCCGGCGCGTTGATTGACTTCAATTGGGGAAGCTATCAAGGTGCTTGGGAAGAAGGTGGCGTAGGAGGAGTAATCGCAAGGGTACTTGCCGGAAGTGCTCCTGGACTGCCGATAATCGTCAAGCTTACAACGGAAATCATTGCAAAGATAAAGGACACCGAATTTTTCAAAGCCATCAATGATTGGTGGGACGATAATGTTCTTCCAAAGCTAGAAAAGGCGTGGGAAATAAATACAAAGATTATTGCCGAAATAACAAATGTATTTAAGAATACCGCAAAACAGTTATGGGATAACTTTAAAAAGGCGTGGAAGACTGTCGCAAAAGCCGGAATTGAAATTGTCAACGACTTTAAAAATACCGCGAAAGAAATGTGGGAAGATTTTAAAGACTCTTGGCTTGGAAGTTGGGTAATCTCAATCGGAAATGAGTTTGTCAATACTGCAAAACAGCTGTGGGATAAGCTTAAGAATGAGTGGGACAGAATACGCCATAATTGGATTGAGATAACTAACTTACTTAAGTTTACTGCAAGCGAATTGTGGGAAAGGTTCAAAGGAAGCGGTTTTGGAAAATGGGCAATCTCCATTGTCAATACACTTAAAAATACCGCATCGCAGTTATGGAACAATTTCAAAACGAATTGGGGCGACCGCGTGGTATCTATCATAAATACGCTTAGAAACACGGCATCGAAACTGTGGGAGAACTTTAAAGCCGGTTGGAAAGACTTTGGCGTGACAATCAAAAACGCGCTGCTACACCCGGCAAGCACACTGTATAAAGCATTTAAGACAGCGTGGGGAATTGCGGCACTATCCGGCGTAAAGATATGGAATAAGTTAGCGGAAACCGCCAGAGAGTTGTGGAATAAATTCAAAGAAAATTGGTACAAACTTAATCCGGTACTTAATATCGGGTTAAGCCTGATTGACAAGATAAAAGGTCTCAAAAGCGGCGGTGGTGGAAGAGCTTTTGCAACCGGCGGCTTTCCGGAAGATGGAGTATTTTATGCCAACCATAATGAACTTGTCGGACGTTTTTCCAACGGAAAGACAGCAGTTGCTAATAACGACCAGATAACTACCGGTATTAGAGAAGCCGTAGTGAGTGGTATGTTGCAAGTGTTTGGCGGGATGAATATGAGCAGTCAGCCTAGCCACATTGTAGTTCAGATTGACGGCAAAGAAGTATTCAGTGCTGTACAAAAGCAGGCAGATGACTTCACGACAAGGACCGGGCAACCGGCATTTTTAACTTAGTATAAAGAGAACACTTACAGAAATGTAGGTGTTCTTTTTTTACCCAAAAATCAAGCGAAAGGCGGATTAGAATGAGCGAATGGCTTAAGATTGGCAACCTCAAAATGCCGAAAATATCCGGATTAACACCGAGTTGGAATAAAGTGTGGAGCACAAATACCGGGCGTAACGCAGAAGCGACAATGGTAGGCACAATAAAGGCAATAAAGAAAAAACTTGAAGTAGCTTTTGTTCCGTTATCACAGTCCGAACTGAACACGATACGGACAGCCGTAAATAACATTAAAACACCTTATGCAACAGTATCATATCAGCTTAATTCGGGCGAAACAGACAGTTTTACGGCATATACCGGAGATTTAGCCGGACAGCTTTATCTTGATGCGCCCGGCAAGACAATCTACAAAGATGTCAAAATCAGCATTATAGAGAAATAGGAGAATATGAAATGAAATTATTTGAAGTAGTATCGGTATCAAACGGACTTAGAATACTTGACGGAAAGCGACTTCCGGCAAAAATTAATTACGCGCTTATGAAGAATAAGAAAGCACTTCTTAGCGAATTGCAAGGCATCCAGGAACAGCGTATTGAGATTATGAAGTCGCACGCAAAAAAGGATGATAACGGCGAACCGGTATCGGAAAATGGACAGTTCATCTTTGAAAGTGATGCAGACAAAGAGAAAGCTACAAAGGAATATGCGGAATTACTCAATGTGGATGCCAACATTGACATTATGACGGTTACTTTTGATGATATTGTCAAGTGTGACGATATGGAACCGCTCACGACATCAGAGATTGAAGCACTGGAGTTTATGATTGATTAATAATCGGGAGGTAGTTCAATGAGAACTGCAAGCACGGATTTCATAGCGGCGGCAACAACCGACTATGCACGATACTATGGCAAATTTACCGTAGGCGAAACAGAATATACAGTACCGCTTACGGACTTAAAGGTAACGGCATCGGAGAATGGAAGTAGTGACTTAACGATAGGCAACGCACAATCGTCAAGCATTACTTTTTCTATTTATGAATATACGATTGACCTTGAAAACAGAGAAATGGTCTTATTCGAGGGATTAGAGGTGTCAGATGGCAACATAGAATATATCCAAATCGGAATATTTAAGATAACATCTGCCACAGCGGAAGAGGGGAAAACATCTTACACCGGATATGACCGTATGTACAGCAGTATGGAAATGACGTATGTGTCAAAACTGAAATATCCGAACGAAGATATTAACATCGTTAAGGAGATATGCACACAAGCCGGTATCACGTTTGTTGAAAGCACGATGGACGATAAGACAATAACCATTGCGACCGCCCCAAAAGGATATACAAGGCGCGAAATGTTGGGTTATCTGTCGGCAAGGCAGGGTAAAAATGCTGTCATTAATTCACAAGGGCAACTCGAATTCCGGTGGTACAAAGATGCTGATTACACTATACGTCCAACTAAATACTATGAGAATGGCTTAAAGTTCACAACAAGCAAGGCTTTTAAAGTTGAGAAGATAGTATGTGAGGTCGCTACGGATGATGACAGTAAAACCCTTACAAGCGGTAGCGGTACTATGGCAATCAACATATCTAATCCGTTTATGACGCAGGCGGTTCTTGATGCCGTATACAAGAAGGTAGGCGGTTTTACATATAGACCGCTTACGGTTGAATGTCTCGGCGATTGGCGACTTGAAGTCGGGGATATTGTCAAGGTAACATCTGACGGTGTAAAGTATTCCGCGCCGATTACAAGCATTGTTTACGATTGTGACGGTGGTCTTAAATGTTCGATTGAGAGCTGCGGACAATCTGACACAAATAATTCAATCAATCCCACGGGTCCGATAACATCTCAAATGCAAAGGCTGACAGCGGAACTCATAACGGCTAATCAGGTTATCGCGACAAAAATATCTGCGGAGCAGGCAGACATCAAGTATGCAACAATCGAAAACCTTAACGCGCTGTCGGGCAAATTTGACACGTTAAGTGCAAAGGCAATAACAACGGATAACCTAGCCGCCGCAACCGCTAAATTAGGCTATATGACAGCAGAACAAGCTGATATTAAGTACGCGAATATCGAATTGACAAATATTGACACCGCAAATGTGGCTACATTGTTTGCGAATGTCGGCTTGATTGACCGTGCAACCGTAGTCGAGGGGCATATAACCGGTTTTCTCGACAGTGTAGAGGTAAACGCAAATAAGATAACCGCAGGAACACTTGTTGCGGATAGAATACTTCTCAAAGGTTCGGAAAGCGGATTGCTTTACGCACTTAATAATCTTGGCAAACTTACAAGCACTACTGTTGACAGCTTAGACGGATATGTACTCACTGACCGTACAATCAATGCGGATAAGATAGTCGCAAACAGCATAACCGCAAATGAACTTGATGTTGCAAATATATTTGCTGATAATGCGGTAATCTCAACGATTACTTCACAAGAAGCATTTATTAATGCTATCAGCACAAACAGTGTGGTTGTAGGCATAAAAAACACCGTAGATAATCTATCCGTAGGTGACCGGAATTTACTTCTCGCAACAAAGGATTTTGGCAAAATATCTACTTCAAATGGCGATTGGGCTATGTCTACAGACAATGACGGGTTTACGGTAGCCGCTAGGACTGGAAGCGGAAATTGGAATGCGATACGAACAATTACGAATATAGATGCGACTAATAATGCACAGTCTGATAAGCAAGTGGTTATCACTATTGACGCAAAAGCAGACGATCTTGCGACTTCCCCTGCAAATTATCTTATAGCTTGTGAGATATACGGCTCAAACGATGGATTCAAAACTTGGACGAGACAGATTTATACTAATGACTATTTTAACGGTGGTACAAACTTAAAGTATTTAGGCGGAACGAGAGTAAATAATGAATGGTGTACTTTGAGTTTTACTCTGACACTTGACAAATTAAAATCTGGTTCGTGGGGAACATATAACGAATATCGTTACGGAGTAGCCGTATCCACAACAAATAATAACACTAGTCATACTCTTAGTGTCCGCAAATTCAAAATGTCATTCGGTAATGTTCCGTCAGATTGGTCACCAAATCCAGATGATATATCTGTTGAGAATATCTATACTACTGGAACAACCACTATTGACGGTGGCAAGATAACAACCGGTAGTATTACGGCAGACAAGATAAGTGTTGATGATTTAAGTGCAATCACAGCTAAAATTGGTTCGTGGAGCATAACAACAAACAAAATTTATGCCGGAGATGCCGAAACTGGAACAGCGGTCATGCAAAGACCGACTGTAAACACAAAATGGGTATTTGCGTCCGGCGGTAAAGACCATACTAATTACGGAGATTGCCCGTTCAGAGTTGATAAAGAGGGTAACTTTTACTCAACAAGTGGAACAATCGGCGGATTTACAATCGGTGCTGATTATTTAAGAACAAAGGCAGACAGCCGTGGCTATAAATTTGGAATGAGTTCTAACGCACGGCCGACCGGAATATGTTCGTATATCGGCAAAGAGGGTTCAGATACTGATTATGTATACGCTGTACACTGGAACGGCGAAGTTGAAACTTCAAAGATAACAGCAGGCGGTGCGGTGTTTGGCGGTGGTCGTGTTTATTTTAATGGCACGGAAAAGGCATATCTGACAAAGGGCGATAGCGTACCTATCGTATTTTCTACCGGCGGATATATAACCGGTGGTGGTAAGATAGTATGTTTTTTTCTCCCGACAAGGCTTATTATCGGGGCGAGCACAGCTACGCTTTCATTTACGGCAAGCGAGGGCATTAAGGTCAGACAAGGCGGAAAATATTGCTATGGTTCTACGGCTGATACGAATGTCAGACCAGCATCTCAATCAATATCGTTAAGCGGAGAAGCAGGCGTGAATGTGCAATTAACTATGTCAAACTCAACAAATGCAATCAACAATGACGCTTGCGGTGTGGCATTAACCGGCACATTAAAATTATCTTAGGAGGTAAAAAATTATGAGTAGTAGAGTATTAGAAGATGCAGTAAATCAGATTACCTGCACATACAAGACACATTGCGATAACAAAAAGAATGGCAATGCGTGGGCGCAAGGCATAGACCTTGTAAAATACAAATCACAGCTTGATTTCGTTACCGCACATTCAGACGGTACGGTTATCAAGGTTATAGCTTATCTCTCCGGTACAAACGGTGTGCCGGACAAAGAGGGAATGGGATATGGCAATTATGTAATGATTAAGCATAATGACAAAATATGCACCTTGTACGCGCACCTTGAAAAGGTATATGTAAATGAGGGCGAATTTGTCAAGAAAGGACAGCGCATCGGCTTTACGGGAAATACCGGCGGAAGTTACGGAGCGCATCTTCACTTTGAGGTCAGAGAGTACCCGAACGGCATCCCGACAAACGGTTTACACGATGAAAGCAAGTATAAATGGCTTGACCCTACACCGTACATTGATGCCGACATTACCGGCATTAATACGGCAGAATACAAGCTTAACGGACTTGATTATTCACCGGTATTCAACCCGAAATACTATCTTAACAAATATGCTGACCTTAAAGCGACTTTCGGCAGTGATTATGACAAGGCTTGGGCGCACTTTAAACAGTACGGCATGAAAGAAGCAAGGCAGGCAAGCGCGGAATTTAACGTGATTGCCTACAAAGAGAATTATGCCGACTTAAGAGATGCGTTTGGCGATAATCTTCCGTTATACTATGAGCATTATTGCAACTACGGACGTAAAGAGGGCAGGAATGCAAGGACGGTTGAAAAGAAAACACTGACACTGACAAGCTACCCGAATTATACTAGCGGTAACGGATTTTACCGTGTAAGGAAGTCTTACAGAGACGAGAAGAACGCAATCGGTTCTTATTGCACTTGGAGTAGCGCGTACAAGACTTGGAAAAGATACAAGTCAAGCGGCTACCATATCTACGATAAAAACGGCAAACAGCTTGATTAAGGGCATTAAAAAGGCGTGTGGTACTTATGTACTGCACGCCTTATTTTTATTTCGATAAAATATCTGCATAGAACATATCAAGGTTTATCTCTTGACCGCTTGAACCGTCAATGAAATTTGTGGTATCTACAAGTCCATTGAAAGTTCCGTATATTCTTATTATATCTTCTTCTAACAGCTTTTCGTAGTCTTTAGCAGATGTATCTCTCTTATCCGTTACAAAGAACATATCGCCATCGTAAATATCGTATTCCGGGTCTTTAGTGAACACTTTGTATGTGGTAGTACCGAAAGAGGTTGATACGTCAAATATTTGCACATCAATGTAAAAATTCTGTCCTTTATACTTATCGGGATTGCGCTTAACATCTTTATAGTTGAGTTCAGAGCAGGTAGCGGCAAAATCATCTTTAGACAAATCGGTTTTTGAAGATGAAGTATTGCTACCTGATACAGCAATTATTATTGTGATTGCCATTAATGCAGTTGCAATAGAGCCAAGGACAAGACCGGCTGTGGCGGTTCCACCCTTATAACCGTATCTTTTGTTCGCGCTTGAACCGGTTGCGCCTAGCACGATCGCTATAATGCCTAGAATACCGCCGACAAATATAAACGATGTTACTATACCTATGATACCCAAAACAAGTGCCGCTGTGCCCTTTGACTTGTATGGTCGCGGTTGTGGTTGCGGTGGGAACGGTTGTTGCCATTGTGGTGGTTGCTGATAAAATTGATTATTATTATCCATATGTCTCTCCTTGTAAAATCGTGTCGAGAATTGCGATAGATTACCGCGTATGCCCGACAAAATGTGTGATATGATTGTAAATGTCCTCGGAAAGAGGATATTCAAGTTCCGACTGTGGCGGTGTTTGGTAGCGCGGCACCGTCACTAGAACTTAATGATACTTTATGTGGGATATTTTGTCAATGTGGGTTGACAAGCAAGAACAAATGTTCTAATATAGGCATATCGCTACTATAATCGTGTGGTATTCGGGAGGGTTGTTGTATGGAATGTAAACAAAAAATAATAGATGAGGTCAATGAGTGCCAAAATGGCAGATTTCTCGAATTTTTATATCGAATGATAATATCATTCAAAAAAAAGTGGGGCATCTAGTGCCCCTCTTTCTCGTACCAATAGGTTATATTGTCGAAAATAGTTCTCCGATGCTCCTTGTTAAGGACTTTTAATCGCTTAACATTTTCTAACAGTTCTGCATCGGACAGCAAATCAGGAATTAAATCTGCGGTATCATCCGTAAAATTATCATCCCAACCCATTAAATAAGATGGCGAAATATCAAGAGCCTTTGCAATGCTTTCAAGCTTATCACTCGGAATGTTTGTTATGATATTGTTCTCATACTTATATAATGTCTGTTTTGATACTTGAATTTTACCGGCAAGTTCAACTTGTGGCATATTCAAGAGTTCACGGCGTTTTTTAATTCTGTCTCCAATTGACATCATATGTTCCTCCTTTCCTATTGGTAACTTCATTATATCACTAAAAAGTTACAAGTCAAGTAAAAAATAACTTGACAAGTTACAAAAAAAGGATATAATGAAAGTAACTTGATAAGTTACAATGACGAAAGGAGATGAAAATATGATAGACACAAACAAGCTTCGCGGAGTTATCGCCGAACGCGGTAAAACACAAGCGGATGTCGCTAAAATGATAGGAATAACTACCAAAACATTCTATTCGCATATGCAGAAAGGTGTGTTTGGCAGCGATGAAATCCAGGCAATGATTGACGGTTTGGAAATTCACAATCCTATGGATATTTTTTTTGCAAAGTAGGTAACTTTATAAGTTACTAAGGAAAGGAGAAGTATATGGATTTACAAATATTCAATAATGAATAGTTCGGAGAAATCCGAACAGTAACCAAGGATAACGAACCTATGTTTTGTTTAGCAGATGTATGTAAAGCATTGGAGATAGCGAACGTAGGAAATGTAAGGCAGAGGTTGTCAGCAAAGGGTATCCGCACTATGGAAACCCCTACAAAAGGTGGAACACAGAAGATGATATTTATCAATGAAGCCAACCTTTACAAGACAATTTTTCAGAGCCGTAAAGATAGCGCAGAGAGGTTTACAGATTGGGTTACATCAGAGGTTCTTCCGTCAATCAGAAAGAACGGCGGTTACATAGCCGGACAAGAAACAATGACGGATGATGAGTTACTTGCTAAGGCTCTTATGGTGGCAAATAACAAGATTGCGGAAAGAGACCGCATAATCGAACATCAGAAAGCCAAAATCGAATATGACAGACCGAAAACTATTTTCGCCGATGCCGTAGCGACAAGTAATACATCAATCCTTGTCGGAGATTTGGCAAAGATAATATGTCAGAACGGCGTACAGATAGGACAGAAACGGTTATTCGCGTGGCTTAGAGAAAATGGCTACCTTATGAAAAACGGTTCTTCCTATAATATGCCAATTCAGAGATATATACAGCAGGGTTTATTTGAGGTTAAGGAAAGAAGCATACAGAACCCGGACGGAAGTGTGAGAATAACCATCACTCCTAAGGTAACGGGGAAAGGGCAGTTGTATTTCGTGAATAAGTTTTTAGGTGGTAGCAATGGTAAAGAGGAATAAATTTTTACGGTTCATCCATTCCATACCGTGGGCGGCATACACCGGCGCAGTAGTGTTTATAGCATTGATGCTGATGCTAATAATTGTCGCTATGATAAACCATAACCGGAATATCGTAGACACGGAAGAGTCTGAACCGGAAACAGAAACAATAATTGAAACGGTCAGCATTGTACGGCAGACGGACAGTGAGGATTTATATTTTTCGACAGAGAAAGGAGAAGACAATGGCAATTAAGAGTTACAAGGGATTTAACAAAGATATGACTTGCAAAGGATTTCAGTATGAAGAGGGCAAGGAATACGAGACAGAAAGGGCAGAGTGTTGCGAAACCGGATTTCATGCGTGCGAATATCCGTTAGATTGTTTTTCACATTACGCACCAAATGACAGTGTATATCATGAGGTAGAACAGGACGGAGACATTGACCGCAAAGATGACGGTACAAAGATTGCGTCAACCAAAATCAAGATTGGCGCAAAGATAAGCATAGCCGGAATTGTTAAAGCAGCTATCGAATACACGACGAGCAGAACTAAAAATGAAATACGCAAATCTGACGATTTCGGTGCATCGTCAGCCACCGGAGATTGCGGCGCATCGTCAGCCACCGGATATTACGGCGCATCGTCAGCCACCGGATATAAAGGCGCATCGTCAGCCACCGGAGATTACGGCGCATCGTCAGCCACCGGAGATTGCGGCGCATCGTCAGCCACCGGAGATTACGGCGCATCGTCAGCCACCGGATATAAAGGCGCATCGTCAGCCACCGGAGATTACGGCGCATCGTCAGCCACCGGATATAAAGGCGCATCGTCAGCCACCGGATATAAAGGCGCATCGTCAGCCACCGGATATTACGGCGCATCGTCAGCCACCGGATATTGCGGCGCATCGTCAGCCACCGGATATAAAGGCGCATCGTCAGCCACCGGAGATTAC